AGGCTGTTGATTGTGAGGACTACGAGTTCGCAGCTAAACTTAGAGACTTATAGTTATGGAAAAGATGTATAGAAAATTACCGAGTGGTCGATATCAGTATATCGGTTACTCAAGCATACCTGACATATCGGATGGTATATGGTTGGTACAGAATAATAAGTCAAGTCGTTCCACGACTAGCCTTGTATGGAAGGTCGGAGATTTAAAGCGACCAGTTGATATTGTAACGCACGCATCATTGCAGGCTATATCTGATGATCTTACCAAGTACTTAATGAAGCTAGGTAACGATCAGTCTGACGAGTTTAAAGAAGCTGTTGAGATAATGGGTGGATATATCAGAGGACCAGTACACTTCGCCAACATATCAGCACATGACATAGTTAGTTTATTAATCAGACAAATAGCCATTAGCCATGAATAGTTTATTAATAGTAACGGCAATAGGATTTGCCGTTGTAGCAGTCAGAGTATTTATCGAATCAACCAAAAAGCCATGAGAAAGTATCACATTTGTTACACAATATCTGATGATTTATGCACAGGTATAACACTAGAGGCATCGAGTTATGAGGATGCGTTAATTCAATTTAATAATACAAGTAAAATTTTGTACATATGTTTATTATCTTAATCAGTCTTTTAATGCCAGCATTATTTTTCTTTATCATGACAACGGCAAGCTTACTTAACAACAAGATACTCAGAGTTGGTGGGGTATCAATAGGCTTTTCAGGAATGATGTTATCAGTTATCAATTTAATAGTACAAGTAATATGTTTAAGTTATTAGCAGTAGCTGTGGTGACACTGGGTGTCAACATTGCGTTCGGACAACTAGCCTACATGAGAGGCTTCAAGAATCTAGGTGATGATTCGTATTTATTAACTTTAAAAGATCCTGTTGAGGCGATACATAGGTACAACTATGTACTGGACATGAACGGCATGGATACTAGCAAGGTGTACGACATCACAAAGAACCCTATTGACTTTGGGTTCTACAAGAAAGATCCTAGCTCTGACAAGGTGATCATGTGTTTCTTCTTAAAGAAGAACGGCAAGTATGACCTATTGTTTGGTGAGATTGAGGATGAGAACACGTACTTCTTTGACGTTGTTGATGAGAACGGTGAGGTAACAGAGTTAAAATATGTTAAGGAATGAAAATATTAAGTTTATTTGACGGAATATCAGCTGGTCAGCTTGCACTACAGCGAGCTGGCGTTGCTGTAGATGCGTACTATGCTAGCGAGGTAGACAAGTACGCAATTAGCGTAACGCAAAATGCGTACCCAAATACTATTCAGTTGGGTGACGTAACAAAGTGGCGAGAGTGGGACATACCGTGGGGAGAGATTGACCTAGTGATAGGTGGTTCGCCATGTCAGGGATTCAGTTTTGCAGGTAAGCAGTTGAACTTTAATGATCCAAGGTCAGCGTTGTTTTTTGTGTTCGTTGACATCTGCCACAGAGTTGCTGACGACAACCCTAAGATGCGATTCATGTTAGAGAACGTTCGGATGAAGAAGGAGTACCAAGATGTGATTACTGGATACTTTGGAGTTGAGCCAATTGCTATCAATAGTTCATTGGTGTCGGCACAGAACAGATACCGATTGTACTGGACAAACATTCCTAACGTCACTCAACCTGATGATAAGGGTATATTGTTTAATCACATAATACAAGATAATGTTGATGAAAAGTATTATTATTCAAAAACTGTACTTGATAGAATAGATGTATCTGAAATAAACCACGTTGGTATGGTTGGTTATAAATCAAAAGGTAAAGAGGTTGATAAGTGTGGGACTTTGTTGGCTAGACATTACAAAGGAATGCAAAGTTTACCTTATCCAATTGTAAAAGAAAGTATATTAAAAGTTCCTGAAGCAACAAAAAAGGGATACGTTGAGGTACATCCAAATGAAGGAGTTGACTTAACATTTATCAATTCAAAGACTAGACGAGGTAGACTTATGAAAAACAAGTCAAATTGTTTAACAGCTACTAACTATGACTATTGTTGGTATGACGGATATATATGCCGCAAGCTAACACCAATCGAATGCGAACGTCTACAGACCTTTCCTGACAATTGGACGGAAGGTATATCAGACACGCAGAGGTACAAGGCATTAGGTAACAGTTGGACAGTTGACGTAGTAGCACATATATTCAAGAACTTATGAAAGCTTGGCACGACTTAGCAAATGATCCATACATCTCGCTCTATCAAACTAGAGTAAGTAAATGGTACATCGACATGGGAGTTAAGATAGAGCGATTTGACGAGGATGGAAGGGTAGAGATCAAGAACACCATGACACCAACAGAGAGCTACAGAGATTTAACAGCAGAACAACTCAAGGTCTTTGATGACCTTGGTTGGTACGCTGGATGTATAAGCTTAAATGTTGACGTACTTGAGCAGAGGATTGAGTGGTTTGAGGAGTTGTTAGAGACTGGATGTGTAGATCCTGAGGGTATTGAAAAAAGATTAGAAAAAAATCGTGAAAGATTGTTGTATTATCAACAAAGATTAGTTAAATTTGTAACCCCTAAAATCAAATCAAATGAATAATCAAACGCATTGGCGTAATTTAATGGCAGACAACAAGTACTTGGGTGCTTGGGACTTGGAGGTCAACGGCAAGTATGAGCCGAGAGTAGTAACAATCGAGAAGGTATATCAAGATGCTTTTGTTGGAGAGATGGGTAAGGAGCAGAAGGTATTTATAAAGCTGAAGGAGTTCCAGAAGCCAATGGTAACAAACAGGACAAACTTCAAGAGACTTGAGACATTCTTTAATTCGTTTAATCCTGACGACTATGTTGGTAAGCAGATAGTATTGGGAGCTGAGAAGGTAAAGAGTCCGCAAGGATTGGTTGAGGCGTTGCGATTCAGCACTAGACCATTACCTAAGAAGGAGTTACCATCGTTGCCAAGTGACAAGTTGCAAGCTGCTATTGACGCAATCAAGTCAAAGGCTACAACAGTAGACAAGGTAAGCAAGCAGTACAAGTTAACTGACGAACAGCTAAAACAACTGCAAGATGCTGAGGCTTAGGGCATCGACAGCTAGCCCTATCTTCCTAGGTGATGATGGGTTGACAGCAAAGCAGCAAGAGATGCTAGATGAGCTGCTCGATAAGATAAAGTTAACTGAGAAGCAGGCTGAGAAGAGAGATGAATTAATAGCCAAACGTGATGCTCCTGTTGAGCTATCGGCTGGTGCAAAAACATTAATAGAGGACTATGTTGACAGAAAGATTTATGACTATCACGAGAATTTTTCAAACGCAAAGACGGAGAAAGGTTGGCTTGTTGAAGAGGAAGCTATTGAGATCTATAATAAAGTTTATTTCACCGACTACTGTAAAGTGCCTGACGACCACGCTTATTACCATCTCGAATATAATATCCTTGGCGGTCATCCTGACGTTGTTGATTGTGAGAAAAGGAAGGTAATTGACATCAAGTCATCTTGGTCGAAGAAGTCTTTCCCAAAGACACCTGAGAAGGCGTATGACACTGGGTATCAGTGGCAAGTTAAGTTATACTTGTACATGTTGACAAAGACAACAGGTGAGCAGTGGAGAGATGGTGAGGTAGTCCATGTGTTAGTATCAACACCAGAGGAGTTAAAGCCTGAGTGGGAGACAGAGAGTATGCACTACGTGCCTGACGACTTTCCTTTGAGCTTACGTACAACGAAGGTTGAGGTGGAGCTGACAGATGATGACATATTAAAGATTGAGAGAAGATTGAGAGCAGCTAGTGAGTACGCTGATGAGTATTACCAAAAACTAATTAATAAGTAACCAATAAACAAATAAATATGAGTGCATTTAAGATGAAGGGTGTAGTTAAAGTGATTAAGCCTACACAACAAGTGTCAGACAAGTTTAGCAAGCGTGAGTTTGTAGTAACTGACAACAGTGATGATAAATTTTCACAGGACATAATGTTTGAGTTGACGCAAGACAAGACAGCGTTATTAGATAGTGTTATGGAAGGGCAAGAGGTAGAGGTATCTTTTAACTTACGTGGTCGTGAATGGAAATCTCCAACAGGAGAGGTTAAGTACTTCAATACGTTAAATGCTTTCAAAGTTGAGTCAGATGGAGCAGCACCAGTAGCTGCTACAGTTGAGACTGACGATGAGGGATTACCTTTCTAAGCTATGGATTTTGTTATATTTTACGTGTTATTCTCTGGGTTCTTTACTTACGGAGTAACACATGCGGAGCATGACAACACGCTAGATGTGTTGATTAAATTATTTTTATCACTAATCTTCGGATCAGTAATGATGCCTGTATTTTTAGGTAGCTGGTTTGATTTAAATAACAAGAAATGATTGATATAACAATTAAAATAAATGAGAACTGCTCGGCATCATTCAAAGTAATGAATGATGCTACAGTTTTTGAGGCTAGAGAGACAATACTGCATGCATTGCAGACAGCTGGCTACACTGAAAACTCAATAAATGAGATATTAGTACCTTTGTGTTTAAAATAAATAAATATGGAGACAGCTAAATTTATCGGAACATTGTTCCAGTCGCGAGACATGATGCACTTGCAACATTTACAGACAACATCATTTGCAGAGCACAAGGCTTTGGGACATTATTATGATGAGATTCTTGAGCTAACAGACTCATTTACTGAGAAGTACTTTGGTCGTAACAAACGAATTCCTATCACTATTCCTGAGTCAAAGGCTATGAATGCTACTGATCACTTGAAGTCAATGCAGAAATTGATTGAGGCTGAGGCTGACTCTGAGAACTACCCATGTGACTTAGAGAACATCTTAGATGAGATGTTAGGTCTTGTTAACAAGACGTTGTACTTGTTGACGTTAGTATAGTTCTTTACCTTTGGTAAGGAATATGTAAAGGCTTTTAGCATTGAGCCCAAATCAATGCTATTTAAAAAAAAAAACGCTGATGTTCGGCATCAAAGAGTGTACCTGCTAGCAACTCAATAGGTTAAGCGTGTCCTACAGGTTATGGTAAGTTGATTCATACCATAACCACAAAAGTTCATGGTGGACAACAGTTATAGTTCTGTGGTTAACCCAACATACTGGGAAAAACTATATGCCGATAGGTATGTCTAGTCGGCATTTTTAAATTGTAATCTAATATAATATGCTAATAAAAGGTCAGAAAGTAAGAGTGACTATTGATAATAGTTACTTTAATAAAGGTCAGATAGTTGAGGTGCATAAGCCTGACAAGTATGGTGCATGGTTGATTGGTAAAGATATAACAGGTAAGCATACTGACTGGTATTTCGACTACAATAACTTTGAGGTTGTTGATTCAGTTGTCGAAAGTATAATAGATAAGTTTAGAGAAAGGTCTGATGTTGGTATTAAGAAGTATAATACTACGTTAGATAGGGTTGACTTAACAGAGACTGAGTGGAGAGAACATCTGCTCGAAGAATTAATGGATGCAATACTTTATTTACAAAAAATCAAGACTTATGAAGCTAAAACCAACAAAAAATAAATACTACCTAGGTAAAATTATACATGGCTGTCCGTACTATATGCCTTGGAACTTCAATCGAAATATAATAAGCATACGAAAGAATAGTGTTCCGATGGTAAGACGTTCGAAAGATTGGATATTCAAGATACTTGGCAATAAGTATTGGATACAAGTAGGTTGGCCAATAAAGATGACGTGGCATGATTTGGGGTGGAAAGATAAGTACGACACTCCAAGGTACGAGTGGTGTCCAGGTTTCTATATCTACTTCTTCCGTTGGCAGTTCTGCATATTTAAAGTATCACCTGTAGGTGACATCAGTCAGTACTACGAGCAGAAGATATGGCTAGAGGAGTACTCAGATGGTGACTACGATAAAGCAAAGAGTACATGGCCTTGGGTTGACGGCCAAACGAAAGAGTCAACATGGGATGACAAATTTTTTGAAGTATGAGACAGTTAGTTTATAATGCAGTTACTTGTGTTGATTGCTTGGATACGATAGTTAGCTACCACAGACATGACTATAAGACATGTAGATGCGAGAATCAGGCAATGGTTGATGGTGGTACTGATTACATCAGGTATGGTGGAAAGGACATGAAGAAGGTTGTGCACCATGCTGTATACGATGACGAGGACTTTTCAAAGGTAAGGCAGTACGCAAGTAGAGGTAGTCGTGGAAAGGATGGTTTAATGAAGTTGACATACATACCTATTAAGGATTTAGACGATGACTACCTACAATCAATACTAGAGTATGGTGGTGCTAATTGGCACTTAGATTTAATTAAGAAAGAAATAAAATATAGAGAAGATGGAAAGATGTGAATGCTGTGGATCAATCATTAAGATAGGTGACATATCCAATTTTTTAAAAATAATCAATGATATAATAGAGCGTGATGATTTGAATACTAAATCAAGAAGCAGGCATAAGACTCATAAGAGATATTTCTTGTATAAAAAAATGCGAGAGAAGGGATTATCATTTGAAGGGATTGGTAATTATTTCGGTAGAGATCATGCAACTGTAATGCATGGTATAAATAAACATGATTTATTTTCAGAACAAAAAGATACAGTTTACTTAAAAGATACCGAAGGATATGATAACTTATTTCAAATCAATCAATGACACATCAGCTCCTTATCATGTTGACGTAAGTGTTGCAATAGACAGAATAAGAAATGGTAAGTCAAAAGAATTAGTTGAGGCTGTAAGGAATGAGACAGAGAAAGATAAAAGGAACGAAAAGAAGAAAAGACTTCCTGCTGTTTGTTTCTCAGGCACATTCTCACGCAGAGCTGACAATGCTATTATTGAGCATAGTGGGATTATATGCATAGACTTTGATGGATTCAGAGACGAGCAGCACTTATTCGCTAAACGTCAAGAGCTTGTTGACGATAACTACTCTTACTGTGTATTTACGTCACCATCTGGTGATGGTATTAAGGTGTTGGTAAGGATTCCAAAAGATCCTAAGAACCACAAGAAGTACTTTAATTCTTTGCAGAAGCACTACAACTGCGATGAGTTTGATGTTACTTGCAAGAACATTAGTCGTGTATGCTACGAGTCTTATGATCCTGACATTCATGTTAACGAGTTAGCATTGATATGGTCTGACATGGAAGGCTCTGATGATTATAAGCCAGCAGTTCGTCCGATGATAAAGGTTGACGACACCAACGAGATAACAAGACGTTTGACACTATGGTGGTGTAAGAACTACGGAATGATTCCTGGACATCGTAACAATAACTTGTATATACTTGCTTGTGCGTTTAATGAGTTTGGTGTTGACAAGCAGACAGCTAGGAGTATTATTGATGGTTACGACACTAACGGAGAGATGGCTAGAGAGATACCAACGTTGGTTGAAAGTGCGTACAAGAACACAGCTATACATAACACTAAGTTCTACGAGGACATTGACAAGACTGTCGCAATAAAGAACGACATAAAGGTTGGTGTACCTTTGGAGAATATACTAAAAGAATACACTAATGTACCTGCTGATGTTATTGAGCACATCAGTTCTGAGGAAGATCCGAATAGGTTCTGGACTAAATCATCTAAAGGTAAGATTGATCTAGTACCTCACTTGTTAAGAGACTACCTAAGTAACAATGGATTCTATAAGTACTACCCTGAGGGATCTAACAACTTTGTTTTTGTACGTGTACATGACAATGTGATAAGCGACTCCAATGAGGAAATGATAAAGGACCACATACTGAGCTACTTGAATAACATCGGTGATATGTCAATCTATAACTACTTTGCCATGAACACTAAGTTTTTTACAGAAAACTTTTTGAACTTTTTACCAAAGATTGACGCTAGGTTTATGACTGACAATTCAGAGACAGCATACCTATACTATAACAACTGCGCTGTAAAAGTAACGCGTAGAGGTGTTGAGAGTATTGACTACAAGGACTTGAATGGTATTGTGTGGGATGATCAAAAGATTAAACGTGACTTTATTGAGTCATCATTTGTTGATTGTGAATTTAGAAAGTTCATAACAAACATTTCTGGTGATGACAAGGAACGTGTAAAATCAGTTGAGTCAACGATTGGTTACTTGATGCATAGCCATAAGCCAGCAAGCTACTGTCCTGCTGTAATACTTAATGATGAGGTAATTAGCGATAACCCTGAGGGTGGAACTGGTAAGGGTATATTTGTTAAGTCTATCAGCCACATGAAGAAGATGGTTATAATTGATGGCAAGGGATTCAGCTTTCAGAAGTCGTTCCCATATCAGAGAGTTCAGGTAGACACTCAGGTACTTGTATTTGATGACGTTAGCAAGCACTTTGACTTCGAGAGGCTATTCTCTGTCATAACCGAGGGGATAACGCTTGAGAAGAAGAATAAAGACGAGATACATATCCCATTTGAGAGATCACCAAAGATTGTCATAACAACTAACTATGCTATCAAGGGAGCAGGTAACTCATTTGAGAGACGTAAGTGGGACTTGGAGTTAAAGCAGTACTACAATAAATCATTCACACCTGAGACTGAGTTTGGTCACATGTTGTTCAGTGGATGGGATGAGTACGAGTGGAATAAGTTTGACAACTACATGATAAGTAACCTACAGTCTTACCTTAATAAAGGACTAGTGCGTAGTGAGTTCAAGAACTTAAAGACTCGTAAGTTTATTGCAGAGACAAGCTCTGACTTTTGGGAGTGGGCTGTATCAAATGATAACGTACATACCAAAGCTAAAATCAAGTCGCTAGGACAAGACTTATTTAATTCATTTACGCAAGAGTATCCTGACTATGCTACTTATGGTAGGTTTAAAATATCACAGAACAAGTTCTATAGATGGATAGATAGCTACGGTGAGTTTGCATTTGGAACAAAGCCAGCTGTGTCAAGGACAGCACTAGGTAAGAACATTGAATTTATTGTAAAAGAGAACGAACAACTAAATCTTAAATTATGAAATACTGCGATGGATTAATTAAAAATAGGTTAGACTTTACCGAGAAGCTTCATGGATTCGCCAAGCATGGTACAAGAAGAAAAACTGAGCTTTCAAAGATGTGTAGAGACTACAAGGAAGCTCATGACTATCTTACTGGTAAGATTGAAGCTGTATCTTTTGTTCCTGAGTATAGCATAAGAGAACTAAAGCGGCAGTTCCTTTGGTTGAATTATGATCGAGAGCTTCACTCTGAAGCAATTGAGGAGATAGATTATTATGTAAATAAAATGAAAGAAGATGGAGCTAAGAGATTATCAGACGAGGATAGCCAATCAAGCAGTTGACATACTTAAAAGACTTCATATTGTTTATATTGCAGCTATGGTACGTGTAGGAAAAACATTAATGGCTTTAGAAACAGCAAAACTATACGGAGCTAAACGAGTTTTATTCCTAACAAAAAAGAAAGCCATATCATCTATTACAAAAGATTATAATGAATTTGGTTATCAATTTGAATTGGTAGTAGTAAATGACGAGTCAATGCATAAGTTAGAAGATACTAACTATGACTTGGTTATACATGACGAGCATCACAGATTCGGATCATTTCCAAAACCAGGACTAGCAACTAAGACATACAAGCAGATGTTTGGCAACAAGCCAATGATATTCTTGTCAGGTACAATGACACCAGAGTCATTCACCCAAGTGTACCATCAGTTCTGGGTATCACATCACAGCCCATTTAAACATTACGTCAACTTCTATAGATGGGCTGATGACTATGTAAATAAGTTTCAGAGAAATATTAACGGCTTCTTGGTAAATGATTACTCTAAAGGAAATGAACTAAAAATAATGGTTGCTATTGCTCCTTATGTAATTACATTTACACAACAGCAAGCAGGCTTCTCTACTGAGATTGAGGAAGAGATATTGCATATCGCGATGAGCGATAAGACAAAGATGATTGTGAAGAAGTTGGAGAAGGACTTAGTTGTGGAAGGTAAGGATGAAGTTATATTGGCTGACACACCAGTTAAGCTTATGCAGAAGCTTCACCAGTTGTGGAGTGGTACTGTCAAGTTTGAGAGTGGCAACAGCATGGTTATCGACACTACTAAAGCTGAGTTCATAAAAGATAAGTGGCGCGACAATAAAATAGGCATATTCTATAAGTTTAAAGAAGAACTGAGCGCATTGAAGCAAGTGTTTGGTGACAGTCTAACAACTGAGCTTGATAAGTTTGATAATGAAGGCTATCAGGTTATAGCCTTACAAATTATATCAGGTCGTGAGGGTATATCCTTAAAAAATGCTGAGTATTTGATTTTCTATAATATTGACTTTAGTGCAACTTCTTATTTTCAAGCGAGAGACCGTCTAAGTCACATGGGTAGGTTAAAAAATAAAATATATTGGTTGTTTAGTGAGGGTGGTATTGAGGATAAGATATATAAAGCTGTCAAGGAAAAAAAGAAATACACAGTAAATATATTTAAAAAAGATTATAAACACTTAAATATATAAGAATTATGAATAAAATACATAAACCTAAAGGATCACCAAGTCCTGAAGAAAGAGCGTATAGAATTATTACATATATAGGTCTCGATGCTGGTATTAAAGACGCAGTAAGAAACATAAGTGAAGTAATAAAAGAAGGCAATATAGAAAGGTCTCTTTATTATTATGAAGTTTTGTATCATTTAACAGTATTAAAAGTAGGAAAACAATAACGTTTTGCGGCTTTGTGTCAGTGCCGTTTTTTAAACTGGTGTTTAATAATTAAAACAAAATAACAATGAAAACAGAAACTTCAAAAATAGACAAAACTAAGGCATTGCATAAAGCCGATGTTAGGCGTAGTGCCATCTTCAACTTAACAGATGTAGATAGATTAAAAAGGAGTGATAAACTTTGGAAGAAACTTTCAAAAGAACTTGATGTGTTACAAGACAATAACTATACAGCAAGGAAGTTGTTTGATTATGTGGAACGGCATTACGCCTAACGGCAAAGCATTGGCGAAGGCGGGGATTTGTAGTACTACCGCTTGTTAATGCACAAATGATAAATTAAGTACTACCGTTGAGTAAAAGCACTTCTGCCCCGCTTTTGCCAATGCAATGTTATAGGGCGTTTATTTATGTACGGATTTTTCAAATTACCAATATCAGATAAAAAAATGTCAAAGGTGATGTATGCACTTTTAAGGACACAAAGCAAATTAGTCAACTCATACAGCCATAGCATTAACCAATACGATAGAAAGCAAAGTAGTGGTTTCTTGGTTGATGTTGTTGTAGAAGTTGACGAGCATAAAATAAAACAGTTTGAAGAATTGGCAGAAGTCAAACTACAAACGAGTGAGGATTTTCAGGGTAAAATGGTTGTTAACTAAATGCCCTATAACAGTCGTACAGGCGATGGCTTTAGTCTCGCTTGTACTTTGTTATATTTTTATTTACATTTGTCAGTAATTGGCAACAGAGCAGCAAATACAATCTAAATTAATCAAACAACTTGAGAAAGAAGGTTACTATGTGATCAAGCTCTCTGTCACCAATAAGACAGGTATACCAGACCTTTTAGCAATACCTAAGAACGCAGATGTGCACTTCATTGAGGTGAAGCGTCCTGGACAAAAGCCAAGACCTTTACAAGTATTCAGACTTAAAGAACTAAACAAGCATGGCGTTAAAGCAACAGTCTACGATGGTACACAATTCTATAATGTTCCAGAAGAATAAGTATAGAATAAAAAAATTATGTGCCGAAGGGAAAACAATTAAACAAATAAGCTCGATAACAGGTGTCGCAGAATACATTGTTCAAAGAAACCTAAGAACAGCTATATCAACTCATTACGGAAACATAGAAATAGGTCATAAGGATGAGCCTTACTATGAAACCGAGGAAGAAATGTTAAATGAAGTAGAATATAATTTTAATAATTTAAGCGATGGAGAAAAAGAGATCTATAACCAACGAGAAAAAGATGGTGAGCTTGGTAGGTATTTTACCAGTACTAATGGACTTTATGGAGGACATTAAGGATGTGTATCCAAGAGTATACAGCAAGCAAATAAAGAAGGCAGGTAATGAATTTATTACCGAGGTATTGAAACACACCGATAATATTTACAAGAAAATGGAAATGGAAGATGATCAAGACTTGAGGGACTTCTATTACCAAGTAGATAGCTTTGGAATAGTATTTAGGAACTGGTTAAAAGAATTGTAACATGGGAAAGATAATTTTAGAATTCGATTCAGTCGAAGAACAAGATGACGCGCGAGATGCGTTAGATGGTTACAAATGGAAACTAGCTGTTTGGGATATTGATCAGCATCTTAGAAGTGAACTTAAATACAACGACAATATAAAGGATGATGTATATGATGCGCTTGAAAAAGTAAGGGATGAAATTAGAGATATATTAGAAGGCTATGGAATCCAACTTGACCACTAGAGGAGTTTATTGTGTGGATGTCATATTAAAGGCAATGCCTATCTCTATGAACTCCAAACTGCCTAAAATTTTAAAGACATTAGAGAACATACCTATAGCCTTGGACGATAACTTAAAGCCATTGCATGAGAACTTCATAAAAAAAATGATAAAAAGAGAAAACGTCTGCAAATATAAGATAAATTATCAAATTATCATAAAAAAATACTTGTCTGGGCTATGTTATGATATAAATAAGTAATATATTTGTGTTCATAATGGAAAACATCAACTATGTAAATGCAATAATAACCGAGATTAATGATCTAACGGATTGCATATACGAGTCTTTAGTTGATGCAGACTATAAAGAAATGAAATCAAATATACAGAACTTAATAAGAGTTCTTAGAGACCTAGACAAAACACATGAAATCATATCGTGATAGAGCTATACATCTTTACTTTGAAGAAAATAAAGGACCTAGAGAAATAGCTAGACAATTAACACAAGAGCTTAACCTTAATGAAAATATTAAATCAATTGAAAGAAACATATTCAATTGGACAAAAGATAAGGGGTTATATGAGGCTTGTGAAATAGCAGGTATAGACTATGAAAATGTAAGTCACTATTGGCACAAAGGTAAACACTTCAGTATCAATGTAAAGAAAGATAAGTCATTCAACCATGATGAATTTAAGAAGGACTTAATTAATGAAATATCTAACTGGAGTCCAAGCTATCCGAAGTTCAACAGAGAAAAAACATCTGACGGACATTGCCTTATTTTTGATCCAGCTGACATACATATAGGTAAGATTTGCTCTAGCTTTGAGACAGGTGAAGACTACAATATGCAGGTAGCTGTACAAAGAGTTCGTGAGGGCATGCATGGCATATTAAGTAAGTCAGCATCTTTTAATATTGACAAGATTATTTTTATAGCAGGTAACGACATCCTACATATTGACAACCCAAAGCGAACGACAACAAGTGGTACGCCACAGGATACTGATGGAATGTGGTACGATAACTTCCTTACTGCCAAGAAGTTACTAATTGAAATCATAGAGACATTGATGACAGTAGCTGACGTTCATGTTGTATACAACCCAAGCAACCACGACTATATGTCTGGCTTTATGTTGTTGCAATGTGTTGAGGCTTGGTTTAGTAAGTGTGAGCAAGTTACATTTGACAATGACATGAAGCATAGAAAGTATGTTGCGTATGGTAAGAACTTAATTGGATCTACTCACATGGATGGTGCAAAGCAACAAGACTTACCGCTACTAATGGCTCACGAGTCTGGTTCACTATGGCATCAGTGTAGACATAGGTATATATACGGACACCACATACACCACAAAACTTCAAAAGACTATATGTCAGTATGCGTAGAGACATTACGTTCACCAAGTGGTACTGACAGCTGGCATCATCGTCAAGGATATCAACACGCACCAAAAGCTGTTGAGGGTTTTATACATCACCCTGAGCATGGACAAGTTGCCAGGTTAACACATTTATTTTAGCATGATAACAGTTGAAGAAATGATAGCTGTAGTTGAGAACTACATCTACGACAAGAAAAAAGTAAGGGTGCGCATCGAATTACGATACCACCCTTTACTTATTCATTCAGACCTTAGCAAACTTAACTATTGTTATGGTGTTGCTTTAGATTACTTTAAAATCTGATCGGCTGTTTGGCCATTCTTAATTTTTGTTAAATCAGAAACAGTAGGCTCACCTATAGCCTTCATTAACTTTAGGTACTCTCTCCCTTGACGTTCTGTCAGACCGCCATTCCTTTCTATGAACTTGATTTCATCAATGGCTGTTTCGGATTCTTTCTTAGCTTTTACCATATCAATCTCCCAAGATTTTAGATTACGTCCAAGATCTTTCTGTACAGTCTCGTATCTGTCGTATTGCTTCTCAGTGACAGCTTTCTTTTTGATTCTTTTTATGTAATCTCTAGATATTGCTCCTACATCTTTTGGTAACAATCCAGTAGAATATAAAAGTGTAGGAAACACAGCTAATCCTACATCTTTACGATCAGCTTCTAAAAGTTTTTTTGGAGTCTCTCTTCCTTGATAATCATCAATAAATTCTCCAGTTGCATATAGCTTACTTATCTCACCTAGTTCTTTGTATGTATCCCCAGCAATACCAATCATTCCATACTTTCTATCGTTATCATCACTTATGTATAACTGATATGTTGCTTCTTTCTTGATCTTTTCAATATAATCAGCTTTAGCTTTATCATCCATTGGATCTTCACCTTTTAACTCTAGCACTTTATTTCTGCTATTAACAGCATCTTTTATTTCTTTATCGTCCATCCAAGGGTACTGCCCTAATCCTAAATTCAATCCCATAGTTACTATATCATCTAGCATTGGAAGTGGAGAAATAATATCATTTAAAACACTTTTTATTGGGTTCTTAGTAGCATTGATAATTTTCTTTTTCTTTGTTTCTTCATCATCTTCATCACCAAGTAACCAAGCTGCAATTTGATCATATAGAAGTTTAATTCCGTATCCAAGTAATTGGTATGTAGCTAATTCAGCACCAAGTCCACGAAGTGATCTCCACGCTATTGCTTTATCTTCATTAGTTGCAGTACCGCTTGAAACAGTAATTAAATCATTATACATCCTAGCCTTTTGGTTAATTATAAATGACGCAAATGGAAGGAAAATTTTTCTAGTCATTTGAACATAAGGATTCTCGCTTGCTAAGAATTCACCTGCTAGCATTGGATCAGATATATTCTGCTGTCTATCAACCATAATCTGAGCATATTCAGCAGCTTCTTTATCCATCTTATGATTCTTCCAATCAATGTCAGTGTTTATTCCTCTACGATTTAAATTTTGCAAGTAGTAAGACTTAAATGATGACCTAGCAACCCATACATCTGGCTTAACGAGTAATTGTTTCAACCACCACTGATTTATATCAGCAATCTTTTTAAACACTTGATCTGTTGTTTGACCTTTCGCTTCTAATTGTCTATCAATTGAATCAATTGTTGATTGTGATTCAAAGCCACGATTTGAAATTGGCATACCTGTTTCATCAAGCCACGCATTAAAATCAGCATTTACAAAATCTAATCGACCAGCATTCATAAATGTATTTACAAGTACTGGAGTTGTCTGCATTAATGTCTGATTGACACCAGCTAGTGCCTTACCAACACCTAGTGATGTTACGTAATTGACAAATTTATTTAGGTACTCTATTGTATCTCTTGGAACTACATTTTTACCTTTAGCTCTTTTAATGTAAGTGCTTATTCTTCTTTCAAGTATTGTTCTATCATCAGATTCAGGAACTAATTTTTTGAATTCTTTTGAGCTAAGGAATCCATCTACTTGTCTAATTGCAGATGCTGTATTAATATCAGTTAATGCAGATTTAAGTGCCTTTGAGTTATTGGTATCAAAATCAAGACTAATATATCCATTTGTAGGTCTTGTTCTTGTTGTTTCCATTAATACACCTGACTTATTCTTATCAACATTATTAATAGATACATTGAAAGATCCATTCTGATTAGTTAAACTTTCATCAAGTCCTGTATCTTTAGAAGATAAATTTTTTATTGAACGTGGTGTATAGCTTAAATCACTAGTAAGCATAGTGTTGTATACAGATAAACTCACATCAAATAATTCTGGTTTATATTTTGACCATTCGTTAATCCACCAATCAACAGCCTCTAAATTATTTTTGGATGCGTTAGCATTAATTACATCCATATCCATTGAGTCTACATTAAGCTTATCATATACCTCTTTATATAGCTCACCCATTTTCTTTTCTTTAGAGTTTCCATCTTCAATTAGTAAATCAATTGATTCTTTTAATATCTTAACTCTATTTTGAAATTCAGCTTGCGTTTCAGACTCAGTACCAATAATGTTTCTTTTTAGCTCAGCAAGCATTCCCCTTTCATATACGTTCTTAGCATCCATGAAATCTTTTCCTTTAGCAAATAATTGTTTTGAGTATTTGTCAATTATTTGGTTATGCTGTCTAATCGCTTTATTAACTCCGTTAATTACATTTAGCAACCCCATCTTTCTCATTATATCCATTGAGTTGGAAACACCACCAAACATCTTCTCCATTAAGTTTGGAAGTGAATATAATTGATCGCTATAAACTTTACCTATTGTTTTAATTCCAAATAATCTTAATGCTCTAGCGACCTTACCTCTATTAACAAGTGATTTAACATTTAAAGCTCCCTCATAAGAACTAGCTGCTGCCTCAAGACCACTTGTTATTTGGTTAGTTATAAAGTTATCTACTCCTTCAACAATCTTAATTGATTCTCTAGTTGACATCTCATTCAAGTCAATCTTTAGAACTCTTTTCATTAAGTCCTTCTGACTGTCTTCGAATATAATCTCCTCTCCAGTCATAGGATCAACACCTGTCTTGAACATTGTCTCTAATGTAGATTTCATTCCATTCATTCTTGACACTAAGAACTCTTTTGCTTTTGATTCTTTGTCAACAGTTTCGTCTGGATTTTCTTTTAATGAATTAATTATTTTTTGAATTTCATTAAATGACATATCTTTTGATAGTCCTTCAATATCTTCATAAGTAGCAATTAGTTCATCTATCTTTATTTGTTCTTGACGATCAATTTCATTCTTAGAAAATTCAGATATATCAGCTATGTTTGCTGCTTGTTTCATCACATACTCTTCATCTTTTCTACGTGATGGCTTAACGGCATTCTTAACTTTCTCAGCTATCTCCATGTAAGCATCAATATCCTCAACAAGTGATGGATCAATCTTGGTAAACTCTTTAGCCATACCAACTACCTCAGCTTGGTTGTCAGTCTTTAAATCCTTACGAATGCTTTTTCTTAATGCAAATGCCTTGCTTAATCTATCTTGATAGTCAGCTCTTTGAAATACTCTCTCAGCATAATTTGTAAATCGCTCAACCATGACAGGATTGTCAAGATTTAAATAACTTATACGTTTTATTAATACGCCTGCTTGTGGAGTTTTAATTTTACCAAGTTTAACCATATTACTGATGGCATCACTAAGCATCTTTCTCTTAATATTTAAGTCAGCCTTAGCATCACGAGCAGCACGAGCTTCCATTCTAATCTGATCTTTTAATGCCGTATACTCGTTGACAGTTACCTTTTTTGCTTTTGGCTTACCTAATACTTTAGCAACAGATGGAGCTTTAACTTGCGCTTTAAAAGCATCTTTTATTTCCTCTTCACTAAATCCTTCTTCATTTAAATATTGTTTGATTGCAGCATCAGATATACCATTATCCCTTGCTATTACGAGAATATCTACTGCTTTTTTTGGTCGTCCTTTAGAAAATAATACATCAATATTTTTTATTTCTTTTGATGTTATTTCTTTACCACCTAAAAGAGAAGCAAGTGATCCATCAATAAATTCATTAAGATTGATATTTTGAAATTGCTCAGGAGTTAATTTATCAAATGCCTTGAACTTAGATTTAACATAACTAAATACAGCGTTTAGCCAATTCTTAAATTTAGATTTTTTACCTGCTTCAATTAATGTTTCACCTTTATTAGCAATAAGTTCAGCTAGTGCTTCTTCTCTTGCTAGTTCAACATCTCCTAACTCAGCTATTTTTCTTTTCAATACTTCAGTTCCTTCTAAAAGATTATATCCTTTGTCAAGTAATTTAGGATTATTTTCTTTTAGGAATCCCATCCAAACATGTGCGAATTCATGTATAGCTGTATTTGAATTTGCTTTTTCAGGGTTCAAAAATACCTTTCCATCTTTTGTAAATCCATAAACTATCTCGCCATCTTTAACAAATTTTTTAACTTCTGGATTCTCAAGTGCTTTATTAAATTCTTCTTGTGTTTCAACTACAGTAACTGAAGGAAATGCAAGTCTAAGTTTCCCTAAAAGTTTTTGAAGTTCAGTCATTTTAGTTGAAATCTTAGCACCTCTAAATGCTTTTATTCCTGCTATTGGACCACTTGCTGCTACTGCTTGATCTATTGCCTTATTAGGAGATGGTAACTTACCTGCCTTATCTTCTTTATTTAAGTAGAATGATTTACCATACATCTCTGGAAATATATCAGCTGCATGCACAGGAGATTCTAAAATACCAATCAACCCACCTTTTACACCATATGGATAGTTTCTGTGTTTTGGATTTGTTATTCCAGGGTTTAATACATCAACACCAGTAATGCCAATAATATGATTAGAAGGTATTTCTTTTGTTGATTCATCTTGTATTGCATTATTTATTGTTTGAAGATGTATATACTTATAGTAAGATGCATCCTTATTACCAACTAAAGCTAGTGCTGATTTACTTCTAGGTTTCCCTGGTTTTGTTTCTTTATTTAATTGAATCCCACCTGTAAATAAAAATCTAGTAACATTTGCTCTTTCACCAATAGGCTTTAAGTTATTCATGTTATCAAGAAGTTCATCTATAGTTTTATAGTTATTTTCTTTTATAAATGATATAACTTTACTATCTGGATTAACAGCTGATATATCTTCAATTAAACCATTTAATGAGTTAACTCTTTCTGCTTTATTAAATTTTTTCTTTATTGTATCAGAAGCAAATCTAAATAACGCTTCATTTGTTTGAATAGAATCTTGTCCCATTTTAACAATGGCCATAGGTACTTGTCCTTGCGGAAGTTTTCCTTCAGACCAAAGTCTATCAAATAAATCTTTATTTTTAGAGTATACCTCTTGTGCTCTTGAAAGCATTCCTTCAGCTTCTTTTTTATCAGTGTTAGCCCAAGCACTATTCTCATTTCCTTCCGTAAGATTAAATCCTATACCACCATTTACATCAATTGTATTTCCTGTAAATTCATTCTTTACATTTCCAGATGTCAACTGATCAGATATAGTAAATATCATTGGTATACCATTATAATCTGATATATCTTTTATTATACCTCCTTTAAATGCTGCCTTTAATTTATCTCCAAATCTTTTAACTAAAGAGCCTATATTTACTTTACTCTTAGTAGTTAAATTAGAAGGAACGTCAAAATTAGCTATATCTTCAGACATAGCATTCATTTCTTCAACTACTGAGTCAACTTCTGGAGCTTGTGTAGCTAAATTAGGATTAAATACTATTATATTTTGTATATCTTGTTTTTGAGTTTTAAGGTTAGTATCTGTAAATCTAATAGCTCCAAAACCTTGATTTTCTAACTCATCATAAACTTTATTTATATCTTCATCAGATAATGATGTTTCAAATCTAGGATCTAATAATTCGAATAAATTTAAATCATTAACATCCCATCCTTCTTCTTTAGATTTTAGCCCTAATTTATTTATTACATCAAATGCTTGTTCTTCTTCTGCAATTATATTTTCATCTATATCAAATTCAGATACAACTCCTTCATTTTCTTTTGTATATTCTTCAGCTTGACCTTTATCTTCACTCACAAACAAAGGGGTTTCTTTATTTACATTTGTTAAGTCACTAACATTTCCACCATGATAAACCTTTATAGTTTGTTTTCCTTTTTGGAATTTAGGTTGTCCACCAAATAATCCACGTAATTTATTTACTTCTTCTTGGACACCCCTGCCTTCGATAGGGCGATTGCCAAGATCTGTTTCTGGCTTCTCGGTTTCCCCGATTGGCCCTTCTCCTTCCCTGATTTCAGGTTGTCCTTGTTCAGTTCCCTGATATTGAACGCCACCGCCTTCTGCTGCGACTTCTTCGACTGGTTTTGTGCTTTCTTTAACGGCATTTTCTGATATTGTTTTTAGTTCATTATTAATCTCGTTAACCCTATTTGAAATTGGAGTAACAAGAGCAGGATCTTTTCCTTCCATCTGCTTACGCAAATTTTCTCTCTCATTTATTAATTTAAATGATGTGTATTTATCATCGCTATTTAAATTATCAGGTATTTGTCTTAGAATTCCTTCCGATTCTTTTAGTGAATTTAATTCTGCTTGACCTTGATCTTTTGTAATTTCACCAGATAAAATTCTGTCTTTTATATTAAGAACAAATAATTCTTTAACGTCTTTACTATTTATTGCATTCTCAATATTCTGTAGTTGATACTTATCAAGCTGTTGTTTAGCTGTTAAAGTTGCTTGAGTTAATGACTGCATACCAGCACCACCTAATAAACCAAGCATACCTGCTTTATTAGCCCTTTGAAAAACCTCACCCCAAGTTTTAGGATTCTCAAAATATTTTTTACCCTTAGCTTGATTTAGTAATTCTTTAGCTCCTATCTCTGTTAATTCTTGAGCTGCCTCGGTTGAATACTCAATTAAACCAGCCCCAGAAATTTTTAATACTTTATTTGCAATAAGCCCCTTTAATTGTTTTTCTACAGAATTTTCAATCATTTCAGCCGTAGCATTTTCTGGCAATTCTTTTAGTGATTTAGAAAAAATATAATTAACTACTTTACTATTTACAGGTGATTTACTAAACGCTTTAGTTAAACCATATTTCTCAAGTAAAGATGTAACAGCACCAACTGAACCAGCTAATAATATTTTTTGATATTCAGGAACATCTTTAAACTCTGGGCTATTCATTTGGTCTCTAAAATTAGTATATGAAGCACCAAATAAACCCATAGTAGCACCAACAGGTGAACCAGTCATAGCACCAGCTAAAGCAGATCCACCAGAATTTGCTAAACCAAAAACAACTTGTTCAAAAGCATTTCTATTTTCTGATGACAAATATTCCTCACTGAACGACTCAGGTGCAAATTGAGATGTCAACACGCCCTTTGCTGATCCTCTTGCATATTCACCTCCTTCAATAACTGCTCTTGCAGCTTGCTCCATACCTTGAACAAAAGAGAATGCAGTTCCAGACAAAATGTTACCTCTTTCTGATTCAACGACAAAAGCATTTCCAGCTATATTCTTTATATCTGATTGCTCATTTGATATGTTTCTATAGTCATTCTTTAACAACTTTACATTGTTATCAATGTCATATTTGCGTTGATTTATTTTTGGAAGATAGTTAGTATTGTAATCTTCTTCTGTAATTAATCCCTTTTTAAATGATTCATTAACTGTTTTTTCATATTCATTAAGCTCAGATACCTCTTTTTTAATATCTTCTTTCTTTAAAATAGTCTTAGTAATGTTGTCATTTATTCTCTCTATCTCATATTTATCGAAAGCAGCAGCTGATCTATATTTGTCTTTGGACATATAGTCTAACTTCTTTTCTCTTTCTTTATCTAATTGAGGAAGTAATTCGTCTAATTCTTTTTGCAAGAAAACTACATTATATGGATTTGTTTTCTTCTCTACCTCTATACGATCTCTTAAATCATTTATTTGTTTTTGTTTTCTTATATATTCGTCATTAGCGATATTTACTTCTAAAAATCCTTTAAGTAATTTTGATTCTTCATTATCTCTATCAGTTGTCCAGTTGTCAAGATTTATGAACTTACTTTCTCCAGTAATACTATTTTTAATTTCAATACCATCGTATCCATATCCAGCAGGGCCAACTTGTAAATAATCGTATTTCTTTAATTTGCCTTGTAATTTAGATACAACATCATCTTCATTTGATCCAATTAAATCTGAATCTATTGATGATAGAACATCATTTAAGTCGTTTTCTTTTTGAACAGCATTAACATCTTTTTCGTATCTTCCACTTTTAACGTATTCAATATATTTCTGATCATATTCCTTCTTTTGAGTTTCATCAGCTATATTAAATAATTTACCATCAACTATTCCTGGAGTAAATGCTTTTTCTTCAGGTGCTTTTTTAGCTAATTCCGCTTGTCTTTTTTTCTCTTCCTTTTGTAATTTATCAGCTGTTAAATTATAAGTCTCTTTTACTTTCTTTTGATCTTGTAAATCATAAGATATTTCAACTGGATTACCTTTTAAGTCAGCTATTTTAGTAGCATTTTTATTAAGGTAGTCATATCTTTCTTTTAAATCTCCAGACTTTAACTCTTTATAATCACCTGATCCTGTAATATCTTTATACCATTTGCCAGCAGATCTTTTATAGTTTTCGTTATTCCAAGGATTTACATAAATACCGTCATCTTGTGATGAAGATTCCGAACGCTGTTTTCGAGCCGTTTCTTGCGTAACCAATAAAGCACGACCATCCTTTTCCGTTGATTGTGAAACCTCTTTTTTTTTTACTTTGTTGATTCCATCATCAGCAACAATAACAGGCTTGATAGATCTATTGATTCCATCGTCAGCTACAATAACAGGTTTAATTTCGTTTGGCATATTTTAAATTTATTATTTATAACCTAATGCTTTAATTACCTCAGCTCTTGTTGCGCCTGGGTTTTTTTCTAAAGTTGCTTTTATGTTGGCCTCTTGAGCTGATGAGTATGTTTGTAATCCACCTACTCCTTGCTTACCTTCTTTTACCCATTTGTCTGGATTGTATCCAAAGTAATCAGATAAGTATTTAGGATTTGTAATTGGTGTTGAATTTATCTTTTCTAATTCTCCTTTAGAATTTTTTTTGTAAACATTCAATCCACCATCTTCCCATTTAAAAGAGTATTTCCCTCCAGATGCTTGACTCATTATTCTTTGTGATTCAGCAGCTCCTAAAGACTCAACATTATCCCATGCGCTATATACTTGCCCTGGTATTCCTGAAGTTACTTTCTCTTCTTTTTCTTTAGAGCCACCGCCACCGCCACCGCGATATGGTTCGTCCATTTCAACTTTTCTACCAAGCCTTGCGTCAATAGCATCTAATGCTGTTTGTTTAGCTTGTTTGATTTGATTCTCAGTTAAATTCGGTTGATAAACTCCTTGATCATCTTGAGATAACAAAATGAATTTATTTTGTTGAGATTCAATGAATTTATTTAAAGCGTCACCACTTAATGCTGGTTTACCTAGTTGTTTATTAAGTTCATTTTCTTTAGCTATTCTATCTTGAATTTTATTCCTTAAATTTTCTCCACTATAATAAAAATCATAGTCACCATCAGTATTATCAACTAAAACACTAGTCATAGCTCTTGGATTACTTAAAATTCCATCAGCTAAATTAAGTCTAGCTCTTTGAATAGCAGGATTTTGTAATGCATCTGTAATAGTAGTAGCACCAGATTCAATTGTCCATTCTTCCCATCCTTCTGTACCTTCATCAACTATTTTTGATAGGTTAACTCTGTTGTCAGTTATATTACCTGGCTTACCTAATGACCTAGTGTCTATAATGCTTGTTGGATCAAACAATCCATTTTGATCTAGTTGACCAATAACAAAATTACCATTATTAGGATCTACCTGTGTTTTTTTGTTTCTTAAATCACCAAGCTGAGATATTCTTTCATTTAATTCTAACTCTAATCCAGAACCAGGAATAAATCCATTCTCGTCAGCATTTTGTCTTTTTAATGCTTCTTGCATTTGTTGATCATAAGTTTTTGCAGTGTTAGCAAATGTAGACCAACTATCCATTAAGTTATTTATTCTATTTCGATATTCAACTGGACTTATTTCTCCAGCCTTCAATTGTCGATTCCATTGCATCATTGCATCACGACCATCATTAGATCCAGACAAAATCAATTGATTGAAATTTTGACTTTTACCTAGCTCTGCGTTTTGTAATATCTTTGAGTTATCTGACTGAAGTTTATCAAGAGCTAATTTTTCAGCTTCTCTTTCAGCACCAATTCCTTGAACAGTTTTAACTAATCCACTTGTAAGTTTTCCCCAATCTAGTGGAGCAACTGCTTGGTATCCTATATATTCGTTTGCCATTTTATTTATAATATTAAGCCATGCCACCTAATGCGCCAGATCCTATAGCTCCTAGATTTTTAGATTTCTTATACATAGGAATTAACTCAGCACCACTAGTTAAAGCTCCACCAACTGAACTGAACATTCCTTCAATAGCAGCGTTCTTTCTTTCCTCAGCTGCTGCTCTAGCTTCTTGAGCACCTTGCACTTCCCATAAACCTCCTTTAAAATCACGCTCTTGTTTTCTAGCTTGAATTCCTTGCTCTGCCTCAGCTTGAGCCATATCTCTTTGTGCTTGTGCTTGTTGTGCTTGAGCAGCTAACTGTAAGTTTTGCTCACCAGTTGCTTGTAATACATTACCAACTCCACCAATAACTCCTTCAGCTCCAGCACCTTGTAATGACTGCACTGCTTGTGTTGCTGCTTGAGCTTGAGATTGTTGAGCTAACTCAAATCCCAAAGTTGGAACTTGAACTTGTTTAAATGCGTTAAATTCTTTAATGTTTTTCAACTCACCTGCTGCCTTTTGTGCCGCCTGTGATGCTTGCTTCATATCTTTATTGGCTTTAATTGCTTGAGCCGCACTCAACCCTAAACCACCTAAAGCTACTATCGTACCTGTTACTGCTGCCATGTTATAATATTTTAACCATTTCTTGACAATTTCGATCTCCCTTCTGAAAACCACAATTGGCATATATATCAATCAAACTTTTGCTCTTTAGTGATGCATAAATATATTTAGAATTTTCTTTAGCTAATTCAATTAATACATTCACAAGAAATTCAAGAGCTTCTCGTCTGTCATTCTCTCTATAATGGAAGTCTGAAACTATAAATTCAATCCAAGCTGTTTTTGAGTTAGTAAAGTAAATAAATCCAGCGCATATATCAACACCATCTTTAGATACCATTACTCCTCCTTTGCCATCGTCAGGCAACATATCAGCTGGGGGAGGTGTCCATCTCCAATCTTTCCACCATGATGATAATGTATCATAATCACCATCGTTTAAAAATCGAACTTCCATACACAAATTTACAGAAAACTTTTGAATACTGAAGTGCCTACTGCAAACAATTTGACTTGCTCGATAGAATCGTTATATAAATAAACATTCATGTAGTAACCCCTAGCTCCAAACGACTCAGCTTGGCTATTTTTAACACAAATTAAGAAATCAGTAAGTAATGGAGTACTACCAACTACTGTGTTGACAGTAATTGAGTTTGCCGATAAGTTAGTTATTGTTCCAACTAGAACTAAATTACCACCAAAATTCTTATATAAACTATCTCCAATGCTTATACTTGAGTCAATATTAAATGAGAATGTAAGCAACACAGCTGATGGATTTGCAATATTCCTAGTAGTAGGCAAACCAACACCTTGAGTGGATAGTGCCTTTACGTCAATTGTATCGTCAAATCTTCTGATGTAAGCGTACCATTGGTTCTCTTTCTCAACGAAATACGTGTAGTCAATTGAACCAGCACTTATGTTTGTATACACATCAGCAGTCCAAGGATGCGAACTGTTTAATGACAAAGTGTTAAACACCTTTACAGTTAATGGATCGTTGTTGAAAATAGTTCTTACGCTAGATTGGTATGGTTGGCCATAAAAGTTATTTCTTGTTGTATTGACATTGTGTCTCCACAGCTCTCCATCCTTGAATGTATAAAAAATACTATTCATCTCAGTCATCCAGTCTGGCTGGTAAGACCAAAATGAACTCCATCCCTCAGCTACTTTTGAGTAGGTTACTGTCCTTCTAGGAGTGCATTCCTCAGCACTAAATCCTGAGAAGTATGTTGCATCGCTATCATTAGTAAATTCAGCAGTTGGACACTCTAAATCTTCAGCTAACACCCACAGCTTTATTTCATCAGCTGAAAGAATCCACTTTGTACCATCCCAATAAATTGAAAAAGTAGTTCCATCATAAATAAATTCATAATAGTTCTTTTCATTTACAAGTCCTGTAGATACAACTTCTATTGATACAGGCTCTTCACCTATTGGAATGTAATTTATTTTTATACAGTCACACATAATTAAAAACTTTGATTACTGAATGATAATACATACGTGTTGTTATATGGATCATACATACCTAACTTTTGAGTATTTGGGTTATCCTTCATCTCATCTCTAAAGTAGTTCTGCATGCCATTTGCTGATATTTCAATAACTTGATCTCCAGACATCTGTAGTACAGCACCTCTTCTTGAATCAGTAAAGAACATCACGTTTGAATATATCGCAAAGCTCTCTGGATTGTTGCTAATACCATACTCTGATGGGTGAACAATCTGATTACCAAGTACTTCAGGAACAGACGCTACTTGACCACCTCCAACAGCATCAACTAACAAGTTCTTTCCATAAAGAACTGACGTTATTTTGTCCTGCTGTAATACCATTAGGTTGGTATCCATAGCGTACAACTTCTGTATAGGTCCGTACTTAATATCTAAATTCTTGAAGTTCGCTTGAGATAAATTAAAAGAGTTAAGTCTGTTGGTTGATGTGTCACCTTTATAGATACCACTATAACAAAGAGCAGCGAATTTATTTTGCTGTTGATAGTCCTCAATAACACTTGTTGCTCTTGGACTGTACTTCATTGTAGGTCTCAAGAAGTTGTCATATATTCTGTATGACTCAACACCATTACCAAATGCAAAGGCATTGAAGTCTGAATTATGTGACGTTACATTATTAAGTTCAACTATTAAAGGAGTAACACCATTTTGATCTTGTTCCCAGTCTTGGTAGAACACACTACCTGTTGCAGAACCAGAAGGCAATGTTGGTAAATCGATTACAATAGCATATTCATTTATAACCCAAAGTATATCATAATAAGCACTAGGAGGGCCAAATGCTGCTAAAGGATCATCATTTTTAACATATACTCTTTCGCCAGCATTGAATGAATGCTTCATATCGTTGGCTGTATCACCAAATGGTGTAGATGGCCCTAATACTGTTTTATTTAAGTAAGCGGTTGGTACAGATCCTACTGGCCATGCACCACCATAAGTATAGTCATTCCATCTCCATGATACCTTATGATTACCACTTTCTATTCGATATGTATTACGCATCTCATAGAATATATCAAGATCTGATGCCAATGGAACTGTTTCAGCTGTTAACTGAACTGTTGGAGTTTGAGATATTGTTAACTGAGTTGATATTTCATTTCTACTACATCCATCATTAACACCAACTCCTCTTATAAGCATACATAATAATCCTGTATTTACATTTGAATCTTCAGCTATATAATTAGTAGAATAAGCACCTAAAGTATTTTCAACTCCACTTGAATTTGATCTTCTAAATGATACATTTACAGCAGATGTAACTAAGGTATCAGATTGATTTTTATATTTAAATGTTTTATAAGCTCCAGATTTCCAAAACCATTCTTCTAAATTTCTGTAATAGTTATCACTTGTCCAACTATTATTTTGTGATCTAATTGGATCAGAACTTAATGGTGCTCTATCTCTTAATATATTTATATTTATAGTTGCTCCTTGATATATTGGACCATTATATAATAATATTGAATGACCTCCATAATCAGCAGGATCTAAACCATCCATTGTATCATCTGAATTGGTTGGAATACCACCCTTTTGAGAAATAGTTAATCCTGAATATCCATTTATAACAGTTTTTAATAAATCTCCATTTATTAAGTTTGCTCTTACATTAAATACATATATATCTCCAGGCATATAAGTATCTTGAGCAAAAGTCAATATTATTGGGCCTTCTGGGCTTGATATAGTAGAAGTAAATGGAGATGATGTAGGTATTAGTATTTCAGCACTTAATCCAATGTTTATATCTGGATTATACGTATATTTAAAATGAGTTGGTGTTGCATTTGGATCTCCTGCTACTGGCATAATTATAATAGAAAATCTTTCATCTTTATCTCTAGTAGCAATACCTGAAGCTGCATTAATATCAGGAGCACCATTTTGAAATGGATATATTAACGTGTTATCTCCATTACTAGCGTAATATGCTTTTTCAAATTGAACCAATGAGGATCTTAATGTTACAGGGCTTTTAGTTTCTGGATCACCCAAACAACCACTATCTCTTGGACCTCTTCCGTTGTTGGAAGATGATATATTCTGAGCAATAGGACCATTTAAAAAAGTATCACTTAAATCAGCTTTAATTTTGAAATACAATCCTTCAATAACAAATGGAGAACTAGCTTGTTTGTACTCAAGCTCAAGTATTTTAAATTGTTTATTTGAATGAGTTGCTACACCATTTGATGTCTTGAATATAATATATCCACCAACAGTAATCTTATCTCTATCTGACTCATTTATTAAAAAATACCTAAATACGCCATCAACAACAAAAGTATATGGAAATATATTATAGTAGTCACCTTGAGACTGCTTAATTGCAAACCTATAGTTAGTGGCCCACACAGGTGGCTCGTTAGTAAGATTTACTCTTATTGAGTTAGCTGTGTCAGAATTTATAGGGGGTATATATAGTGTATTTGACTTACTTGTTAAAGCAGTTGTCATTCTTCCATAATCATCAGTATATATAATACCAATCTCATAATCACGATCACTTCTAAATGTTTTTTTAGGAAGTGTAGTTATAGCCTCATTTTCTAGCGATAATGTATAAGAAGGTACAATTTTATCACCATCTCCATTGACAATATCTCTAAACTGAACATAGTTACCATAGATTAACCTATTGCCAATTATCTCTTGAGCTTTTGCGCTTAATGGAACATTATCGAATAGTCTTGTTACCTCGCTAGACTCAATAGGCGTGTATATCTTATTTGCACTAAAATCTATAGTATATACAGAATTATTAGCAATTGATAAATCAGCTTTATCGTAGTTCTCTACAATATATACATTAAGTGCATTCGTGTCATAATAAAGTACTTGTATTTCTTCAACAAATTGATCACCAGTCTCAAATTTTATAGCTATTTTGTTATACTTATTAAGCATACCTTTATTATCGCCTGTATTGTAATCATAAGAAAATCCACTTGCGTGAAAAGCTACAGATGAGAATGGTGACAATGAGCTATACTGATTGTCCTTGTACTTGTACCTATATGAAAAGTAGATAAATTTTTCTCTAATATTATTAGAGGCATTGACAGATGTATCAAAAGACAAATTAATCTTTGGACTATTTAATGGAGGTCTTAGTATTACGTTTATATCCTCCGATATTCTTACGTCATCAACAGAGTAAGTCTTTGCTCTTGCGATATTTATTCGTCTTGGTGGATTTAAACCATCAGTCCAATATAAAAAAGGGCCTTCATCATTTATAACTGGTAGGTAATTTATACCAGTAACAGGATATTCCTTGTTGAAGTTAAGTTGTTGTTCAGTACATAACAATACGATTGATGTTGCACCACTTATCTCATCGTACTCAAATATCCCATCAAATGTACTACTAGTTACCAACCAATATATAGTATTATTAGCCTCAAATGTAACAGCACCTATAGTCTTTGGATTTGATCCAGTATATGTAATACCTTCATCCTCAACTAGTTCTTGAATATTACTAACTAATGAATTTCCTAATGAATTAGAAACAGAACCTATATTTGATCCACTAGATGAATCTATAGTTACATTTAAAGCATCAATATATTCGCCATCAGGAACAAGTCTCTCATCAAGATCTTTGTTCATTTTACCAGCAATAAAAGTCTTTTTTAATTCCATTATTTTATAATTTTATCACGACCTCTTAAAGACATAAGTAGTCTTGATGGATGTAAATTGCTTAGTCGTATCTTTGTGTTTCGTAAAGAAGCTGTCTTGGCTTTTTGAACTCTACTCACAATATATTCTTGAACTCCTGTCTTGTTACTCAACACAGCCCACTTTAAATAATTATAAAGGTACTCCTCTGCTAGTTTGTTGATTGTGATAAGAGAATCGTCACCATTTTCCATCCCATCAGAAATGTACTCAAGTACAATATATCCATCCTCAACACCAGTTGAAAAGTCAATTACACCAGCAGCTTTGTTGATAGTAAACTTAGGATTCCTATTTGCTTCATCAGTAGCCATACCATAACGTCCACCGATAGCATATCCAAAGTACCAATCACCATTGTAAGCCCATCCGTAAGAACCATTGTAAGGACCTGGACCTGTGTATAATTGAGCGTCTTGACGCATTATATCAAGCTTTGATGTGCCTGTTACAATTTCGCCATTTAAGTCAAATATTATGTCATGGTTATTATCTTGCAAGTATGCTGTTGCAGACATTACAGTTCTGTTCTCAGTCAACTGAAACAGTACACCATTTCTAAGTAATGATATTCTAACATAGTTTACATAGTCAGGTGGTAGAACCATCTTCAATTGCTGACTTAGCTGTAGCTCAATAACTTTAATATTTCTTAGTGCGTCATAGTTAAGCTCTTGAATAGCTCTCTTTGCATGAAACAACACAGTATATCTGTCAACATTATTAACTAACTTATCGTTGCCTACATACATAAGCATGAAATTGTTAACTATGTCTGCAAGGCTAACATATTGATATGAACCCCAGTTAGTATCTTCAGGTATTACACCATTGTTGGTATAATATTGATAGTTAGTAATATATGCCATTTATTATTGTTTTTGTTGTATTTCTTGTAACTCCTCAGCCTTTGCTGCCGCCATAACCTCTTGTTCTCTAATAGAGACACCAGCGTACTGTAATATCTTAACAACCAAGTCAGAGAAGTCACTCAAAGGCATCTCAAAATCTTGGTAGTCATTAGCCGATTGATTAAATAAAGGATCACCACCAACAGAAGTATATGTCCACTTCGGTTCTTTTGGATATCTTAGATAATGAGCTTTAACATTTGAAGTTATAGTGCTAGGATAAACTGTGAAGTTAGCTCTAACTGGAGTAGCACCATCACTCAATGTATATGCTGGATAAGCAACAGACGGAGCAGTTAGGTTAGATGATAACAACATTAATATTTTCTGATGACTAACTTTCTCTATTTCTTTGTTGTCATTTAATACCAACTTTTGAATGAAATAGCTATCTGTTGGTGCTATAAAATTTGGTGCTGTATAGGTTAATGTACCAACCTTATGGAAGGTATCCAAAACCTCAGATAATTTCTTAGGAACATCAGCGTAGCCTTCACCATGTGCTCTTTGATTTTGCTTGATAATAGCGTTGCTATACAAGTAGATATAACGCTCAAACACCTCCAACTGTGCCTGCTTGGCATATAGATTGAATTCAAATGGTGTGATGTATCCTCGATTGTCTTTTGCTAATATAGACAGGACAGTATTTCTAACTTCGTTTATCATACTTACAAAGATAAATAAAAAAAGGCACTTGTTATAAGTGCCTCTTCCTTTCTAGATTAATTGCTTATTAATTCAAAGCTGCGCTTGCAATAGTAATACCAGTAGGTAATGCAGGAACAATAAATGAATCTGGGTTGCTTGATGCTCTATTAGCTAATTCAACAGCAGCGTAGATAGCATCTCTAAATGCAACTTGTTCAGCAGCAGTAGCAGTAGCAGATGATGTGATACGAATAGTATCAGAACCAGCAGTAGCTCCACCAGCAGCATACAAAACATCTACCAATGTAGGGTTAGCCAATGTAGTTGCAACAAACTGAATGCTAGAAGCATTAAGAAGTGTAACATTAGATCCAGCAGTCAATTTTAAAAACTTTTCCATATTCTAAATGATTAATTATTAATAACGATGCAAATATACTAATTATTTGATAACTTATCATCTAAGAACTGATACAGCTCAATACCTTCATCTGACTGTAGATATGAAGCCAAAACAGATGTAGCGTTATCGCCAAATGGTATAGTGACAAGTTTCTTTTTGTTCTCTTTTAGGTTGAAATACAAATCTTTACCATTATTTCTTAAACTTAAATAACCATCAGATAATGCTCTAGCAGCTATATTGTTAATTTTAAGTGATGGATCATTTGCAGCTTCCAAGAAATCTTGAGGGTATCTTTTAGCGTAAAGCATCATATCTCTCTTAACTTCAGAGCTACTCATTTTATCAACTCGTCCACCAAGTAATATTCTAGCTATTGCCTCTAACGTATTAAAGTCATTTGCTGCTAAATCTCTTGCTGATAACTGAGCATCTAATTCAGAGTACATTGATGCGATATCCTCTTCAGCATCTCTTTCATTATCAAACTCATAAAACTCACTTCCGTTACCTGGATGGTAGTGAAGGAATTGCTGTAATGTTGGATTATTTTTTGGTACTGTTAGTACGCCATCTTCAAATACAATTGGCTCAACAATAACATTTTGATCCTGTTCTTCTTGAAAAGGGCTATTTGAGTTTCTAGCGTAACGAAGTGGGTGATTTGTATTTGTCTCTTCATTATAATAAAGCAGACGTTTTCTAGGTGTATCCTTTGATGCTATGTAATAAGCTAAAGGTGATTTTTCATTCTTTAAAAGATATGTACGATCTTTAGGTTCGAGGGATATCCTCTTAATTGCTATTTTTTCCATTTTATATAATTTAAATTTTACTAAAAAAATAACAGAGTGTCACTGATGACACTCTGTTAATATTTATTCTTATCCTTTGAAGATAAAGAAGTTGTTTGCACCAAGTGTACAAAGAGCTCTTTCAGACAAGAAGTTAACCTCCATTGCATCAAGATCGCTAGTTGCAGCACCACCAGCAGAACCAGTCATCCAAGTTTTGTAACGTCTGTTTTCAGCTTCAGAAGCTCTATAACGAACGTGTAAGAATGGACGTTTTGCGTTTTTACCAAGAACTTGGTCATAAACTGTAGTTGTACCAGCAGGAACTAATACACCATTTACAAGACCACCAACAAGACCACCACGAAGCGTAGCATCGTTAAGGTATTTCCAATCAGTTTTGTAGAATTCATAACCTCTACGGAAACCTGTAAATCCTAAGTTTAATGCCATTTGCTCGCTATTGTCAAACAATCCGTAAGATGTTCCACCAACTCCGTAAGAGTTTTGAGCAGCTAACATATCATCAATATCAAAAGACATTTGACGATTGATAAATAAAGCATTCTCAGCGATAGCTCCTTGTTTGTCAAGACGTTGTACGATTGTATCGATGTCAGTCAATGAAGATGGTGTACCACCAGACCAAACATTACCTCTTGATTCAATAGTATCAAATAAACCTTGAGTACCAGCAGCAGCATCAGTTGATGGAGAAGCATAAGAAGGAGCAACTAAATATGAAGCAGCTCCTGAGTTTTGTTCAGCAGGAACACCTTCTACCATTGCCATTTCAAGATAATCTTCAAAACGTAAACGAGTTTCGTGCTCTGATTTCATATACCACAAATAACCTGTAGCTCCGTTCTCAGTTGTTACTTCAACCCATCCGATTTGTGCCATATCAGAACCAGATACAACATACTTATCTTTGATGATGATTGGTTTACACTCAAAGAAGTCATCTTGTGCTTCTAATGAACCTACCATACCATTTTCACCTTTTCTGAATTCAGAACCGTAAACGAATGCTGTAAATGTAGCACTTGTATCTCCTGTAGCAATACCACTAGCATTGTAAAAAGCAAGTGTAAAGCGAGTATTATCTCCACCTGGAGCTACTGCTGTAACAATACCTTTATAAGAAGAACTACCTCCATTATTAGATAAAAATACAGTTTGATTTTGTCTAAAGTTACAAGCAGCTGATCCAATATCAAAAGTTACAGAATCATCACCTGCTGTAGCTGATACAGGTGTAACAGTAGTGTATTTAGTATGCAAACGACCTTGCTCTGCCCATTTAATTAAGTCAGAGTTAGAAGGAAGTTCAGCACCTACCATACGCAAGAAAGATGCGATAGAACGGTTACCGTAACGCTCGAATTCTTTTTCGTAAGTATCAGGAAGATACTGATTCAAGAAGTCAAAATTTGTAATGTAGTTTGTAGGCAATGTTGCCTTTACTGCGCTAGGTGTAATTGATACACCTGGGCTTGATGCTAATGTTCCAGACATTTTGTTTTTGTTTTTTAGTTTTTACTTTTAATTACTAGTCTACCATTACGACCATCATCTAAAGCTGTAACTTTAATTCCTGGAGTTGGGGTTACTTGTGTAGCTTGACGAGTCATGTCAATATTCTTAGACTCTTTAGCAACATTACCAACCGCATCTGCCGCACCTTTTTCATAAAAGAATTTGGCAAACTTCTCTGGGTTTGAAGCCACTGCGATAGCCTTATGAAAAGCTTCAGCGTCTCTCAAGTAACCTTCATCATTCAAGAACTTCGATACGAAGTTATGTAGATTAGATTGCTCTTGTAACAAAGTCGTAGGTTCTGCTGGCTTGTAAACTACTTTCTTGTTTTCATCAATATTAAATCCGAAACCTTCGAACTTATCAGAAAACAACTCAGATGTTTTGTCGGCAAAGTACTTAGACTTTTTCGTCTGCTCTTCTTCAGTTTGAGTCGCAACTTGTTTATAATTCTTGTAAGCTTCGTAAGCATCTCGCTCTTCATTTGGAACAAAAGATTCTCTTGACTCAAGAGGAACTTTGTACTGTTCTTTCAATCCGTTAAAGTACTCCTTAGCTTTAGCAAGCTCTTTTTTCTTAGCTAATTGTTTTTTCTTAATCTCCTTTTCATCATCATAATCTGAATCAAATCCAAATTGATTTTCGAGATCAAATTTAATATCGTCAGTGTCAAGATCTTTATCTTTATTCTTACGATACTCAAACAATAGCTGATCTTGGTCCATTGAATCATAGTCTTTATTTAACTTCATAAAGTCCTCGATTCCACGGCCAGTTTCTTTTTTATATTTCAAATAGGTAGCAACCTCTGGATCTAAATCATCATTGCTTGTTCTTTGTTCAAACAATTCGTCAAGATTGCTAATCTCTTTGTTATATCTTTTACCAATATATGAAAGAACTCTGTTGTCATCTATCTCAATCTCTTGAGGTTCGATTGTTGGCTCTTCTGTAGCAGGTGTATCAACTACAACTGTTTCAGTAGTAGGTTCTTCAGTAACCGTACCTGTCTTTTCCGCATGCTCATCAAGCAATTGTTGTTCTACTTCAGCAACAGACTTTTCTTCGAAATCTACTGCTCTTACTTTAAATTCACCTTCCATTTTATTAAATTTATTTACAAATATAATAATTATATTTTAAAGCATATAGAATCAGCATTATAGCTAATATATTATGCAAAAGCATATAAAAATGGCTAAAATATCTAATATATTAGTCTACTTAGGACTAAATGATTCTAAATCGAAACCATCCAAAGAATCCTCTGTACTCTCAAAATTAACTGGAGGTAAGTTATTCTTTCTTTGGTTAATTAGCTCAGACTGTCTGCTTGCTTGTAAGTCAACACGTTTGTCTTTAGCCTCTTCTTTACTTTTCTCACGCTTCATTAAGTTATCTGTTTCGATACCTTTAAGTTGCATGTTGTACTCAAACTCTTTTTCCATTAGTTGAGCTTTGATAGCAGCCTCAGCTTGCATTTGCTGAACAGCAAAATTCATCTCTGCTTCTCTTAATTGTATTTTAGATTGAGCTTCAAGTTGAAGTAGTTGAGCTTTAGACTCAGCAGCAGCTTGTTGAGATTGAATGTTACTTTGCATCTGCATTTGGAACTGCATTTCTTGATCCTTTTGCTTCTGCTCAGTTCTTTTCTTTCTCTTTAATTTAAGCATCTCATTAGCTAGCTTGATATTGTTTATCATTCTAATATCAATAGCATCTTCTAAGTCAATAGTTTGTTGCTGTAAGGATATTTGAATATTAGCCTCAAGCATCTGTTTTTGCTCTTCATCTGGAGCTATCTCAATGAATATACCAAAGTCATGTAAATAAAGGTCTTTAATGTCATCAAGGATAGCAACATTGTACTTACCTATCTGCATTGCAAACTCTTCAGCAAAGTCAGCGTATTCTAATATATCAGCAACACGAATAGAAAGACATTCAGCTAATTGTTTTGTCATCTGTAGACCACCTTCTAATATATGTCTTGTAGCTGTATTCGAACTTAAAGCAGCTAATTTCTGTACACCAACTAAAGCGTCAGGATTTGGAGTAGATCCATCCCTTACCTCATTAATACCAGTAACGTCACGTATCATGTTTAGATAGTGATTATAGTTACCTATCAATGCAGCCATTTTAGATTGGCCACTATTTGAGTTAAGTTCTTGAATAGGAACTCTAGCATTATTGAAATCACCGTCTTGCGTATAACTACGTCCAATAACACTACCAGTCTGGAAGTACATTTTTAATGCATCCTCTGGATTATATGCTGCGCCTGTACCTAAGTCAACTTCATTAATACCATCAGCATCAATGAATACACCATCAGGAACAACGCGTGCCATTACTTGTTGTAATTTAAGGTGCGTTAATTGTATCTGATCGGCAAAAGGAATCATACGTCTAACTAATGACTCATTGTTTCCTTTATACATTCTAGGAGCAAATACCACATAGTTAGGAAGAGCTTTCTGTGTTGCTGATTTAGGACGTACCATGTTTTTCATCATGTCCCACTTCAGAATAATATTAGATCCGCCAACTATAATACCCTCGTACCAAACATCCTTAACTGTCTCTATTTTTTCAAACATCATTCCTTCCTCTGTAGGAGGGTTAAATGACTCATCTTTTCTTATTACTCGCTCACCACCATTCTCAAGTAATTTCTTTTTCCAAACAAACTTCTTGCTTGTCTTATAGTTAAAGTAAAGTAATGTAACTACTTCATTTAGAAATGCGCTATCTTGATAATTACGGATAATAGGGAAATAGTCATACCACGCTGAAGCAGCGTTACGTATCTCATTTAGCTGCTCATCAGTAAGATTTGGATCTATTTTTAATAGCTCAGTGTAATGAACTTGCTTAACCTCACCAAAATAATAGCAGTCTGAAAAGTCTGGCTTCTCAGTGTAGCTATGAATAAGATTAGAAGGATCAACGTAATCAATTTTCAATCCATCATTTACTAAAAATGTATGTCTTATCGCTGCTTTTCCTAAAACAGTTAAATCGTAGTCAACTAACTTCTTTACCTTAGGAAAGTCATTCATTTTAAGAATTGTGTCAATAGCAACTTCCTCAGCAATCTCTATAGATGGCTTGTATTTAAGTTGCATATATAATGACAGCTCTTCATCATTCTCAGGTAGCTCCTCAGGGTTAACATTGAACGCATCAATACCAAACTGATCTTTTGTTAGTTGTAAGAAATCCTTAGCAACCATGTCAGCTTCAATCATATCCTGGAATATGTTTTTCTTTTCAGCAGACATTACATCTTGAGATTCGGCTTTGATTGTGAAAAGCCTATCGTTCATTCCATTTACGACAATATCAACGAACTTTGGGATAATAGGAATTGGAGTCCAATCAAGATTAAGCATGGACATATCTCCATTTGTAGATAGCTCATCTTTATATTTTTGAATAGGCTGTTCACCTCTTGCGTATAACCTTAAGCGATGGAATTCACCCCACTGATCATAGAAACGACATGTGTTAGCTTTTCTCTTGAACCACTCACCTTCAACCGCCTTTGCTACTCTTAAACCATATTCCATTGTGGCCTTTTCCTCATCAGTAGCCATTTGGTTAGGAAAGGGTGATTGATAAATTACAACTGATAATTTCTCCATTATTTTATTATTTCGCTTCTAGTTCCACGATTGTCGTATCTTACAAATTTAATACTTATTTTCGATTCTTTTTTCTCTGTTTCAAATAAATGCTTACGTGTAGCCATAATTGCTAAACCAGAACTAATCGAGGCATCATGTTTAGTCCTATTATTTGGATCAAATTTAGCCCAATCTTCCAAAGTCTTAGTAAAGTACATTGATCCCATACAGTCAGGATCTCTGTAAGTTCCCTCAGTATCAAGCCCTACATACTCCTCGATATATGTCTCAATTGATGAGGCGTGAGCTTGCCTAACATCCTCAGATGAGTTAGGTATCCCACCTATCTCTATCTCGGTCTTAGATAGCTTTGTTTTATGCTTATCTGGCCTATTCATTGAGTAAGCTCTGTACCCTCTGTTCTTGAAGTGATATAGTAGTCTAGCCTTGTTATTCTCTGCCAACACTGGCATACCATAAAACACACAAGCCATTAACACATCCTCAAAAAATATCTCAGCAGTCTGAGGTCTTGCTATGTACTCTAAGAAGAACTCATTTGTTGGAGCGTTAGCCATGTGATACTTAGTCATGCCATGCAACGCACCATTAGATCCACCGCCTCCAACAACACCAGATATATCGTATGGATCGCATCCAAACGCACCTAAGTGCTCATTACCTGGATACTTCTTACCACCTCTAGTTATTACATTATTTCGCATCTTATGCTCTGGAATCCAAGAAACCAAGAACCTACCATTCTTATCTGGAGTCCAAATAACCTCGCTATCTAGCTTACCATTCTTCCAATGGAAGTACCCTCGTGTAATTACATGCTCCTTAATCAATGAGTCATTGTAGTCAATCTGTTGGTAAATCTTTGTCAAGTTGAATACTGACTGCTTAGATTCATCTCTAAAAGCATGAGATTCAGTCCTTGGGAACTGACGGTAAAATTCATTCAATGCATCAGAGTCACTTTTCAATGCGGCTACCTCATTGTTCCACCAAGTAATAACGCCTTGCGTTATCATCTCTCCATCAATACCTTTAACTGGCTTACTAGGATCTTCAAATACAGGCCAACCGAACTCATCAATATATCCCTCAATATTCCACTCCATTGGAATGAATAACGAATACAGACCACTCTTTGTCTGACCATTTGCAGACCTTACCTTTGGATCACTGTCGTTGTATAACTTCTTGAAATTCTCACCACCTTTATTTAATGCATTTGATGTCGAACCCATCATACACTTACCAACAATCTTACTACCTAACCTAAGACAAGTCTTTGTTACTCGCCAGTTATTTAATATGTTCTCAGGCTTCTCCCATTTACCAGACTCGTCATGTACAAGCATAAGTAACTTCTCACCATCGTAACTGTTGTCAGCTGTGTTCTTCCAGTCAATTGTTGTGTCAAGTCCATCAATCTCATCTTGATTTTCTTGATCCATGTTCTTACGTGTAATCTTACTAGCAGGAACACGAAAGGCAAGTTCAGTCTTTGGATTATCCATACCATCTTGGATAGGCTTGAAGAAGAATGGATAGTTCCTTACAATTGGAACAACTTTATCGGTAAACATCTTCTTAGCATCAGATCCAGTCTTAGATAGTATACCAATCCTAGAGTCTCTTACTATTGTTCCAGTGTTACTTATTTCAGCACTAGACATGAATGAGAACCCAGAACGTCTGTTCTTTAAGTAGTCCATACCAAACGACCTGTTGTCAGCTTTGCATGCTTCCCAATAGATATAGAATATTCTGTTTGATTCTCTGAAGTCAGGCAGACCAATGTCAATCTTCGTCCATTGAAGATACATATAGTGCGTACCTGTTATATACGTTGGCTTGCTGTTATTTATAAACCAATAACCATTATCTCGCCTATCAAATTCGCCTTCAATAAAGTCAACGTACTTTGACTTAAATACGTTATCTCTTCTATTCCAATCAAATATTGTCTTGATCTTTTGAAGCTCAGATGAGTACTCTTGCGCTTGCCACTTATTGTTAGTATTTGCTACGTTGTCAGGCCTTGATGGTAGTGCTACCTTTATACCATTTATGTCGTATATCTCTCCAATCATACCATCCTTAGATATGACAACAACATCATAATCTTTATTGTACCCATACTCCCAAGACTTATGTCTGTTTTTGGTTATCAATACATTCTTAGGAATGTAATCATCAAGTATAATGTAAAGATTATTTTCCATTACTTCTTCTTTGCTCTACCTTCAGCAAATCCACCATTTCCTACAACTACTGTAGGTACAATGTTATTACTTTTATTCTCTTCATCCTCAATCTTCTGCAACATATTCAGAGCATCCTCAAATGCTAATCTCTTAGCAGACGCAGCATTCTTTAATTTGTCAGCTGATATGTCATCTTCTGAACGAGTAATAATAGGCTCTTTTAGTACCTTTATCAACTCATCAATAGCTACCTTTGCTGCTTCTAGTATTTCTATTTTCTTAGACATATATTCCGATTATACATTCTGTAAAGAATCTCATCATTTATTCTGAATTCATACTCACTATCTGGGGTAAATGATACGATGTCTCCAACATTAACTTCTTCTAAATCATCATTCTTAAATACCAACTTACCCCAAAGCTCTTCAAGTCCAGATATAGGGCTGAATATTTTATCTTCAGAAGGTATTGGCTTAATGAAAACAAATGGAGATAGTGCATGCCAAGAATCTTTATTCTTGGAATACAGATAGACTTGCTCTGGCTCTACAATAAAGTAGTCATCAAACAAATGATGCCAGCTACTCTTTTGTCTGCCCCTCATGTCATAGTAAAACTTAAAAACATTATGGTGAACTACCACAACATCGCCTTGTGTTATAGGACCTTCATAATAGATAGGAACAGAAATAACTTCAGCAAATCTATTTGATACAGTGTGATCTTCTTGGGAGGCACTTATAATTAACTCACTATCTCCGTAAGTCCTTATGTTGTCGTACCGCCTCCCATCAATCGGCTTGATGATAAAGCAGTATGGGGATTTCATTAGAAATTTATATTAAATTCAATTGATACAGGAACTGTGCTTGAGAATTCCTTCCACAAAACAATCTCGTCCTCTTTAATAATATAGAGTTTTATTCCATCCTCATTCCTAATGATTTGATAGATGGAATAACTCTTATCAAGTACTTCCTGACCTACAGTGTAGTTCATACACTTCATGTAGTCAGGACCTACTGATATTTTTCTAATTATATTCACCAGTTTGTAGATTTATGGTGATGTCACCATATTTTGCGATTACCTCTTCTTGATACTTAGCTAAGTCATGTACTGCTACTTCTAAGTTAGCAATAGTTGCTTTCTTTTGGTTTTTAAGTCTTTCGAATGAAAGCTCAATATCTGCAACTTGGAATTTAAGATCTCTAAAGTTTCTGTTTAACTCTGTCAATTTAGACAGCTCGTCTTGTTCTATTTTTTTCATTTTATTTAATTTTGCAACAAATATAATGAAAATTAGTTATAAACCCTAACCTCAAGAGCACAATCAGTTAATATTCCGTCAGTTAAAATACCAGAAGCATTATATGTATTTATAATTAATATATTAGCATCATCTCTATATACTTCTGCTCTTGCTTTCCCAGGAGGTTGGTTTATTACAATCCAAGTCTTATTATTTACAAATGCACCAGTAAGTGTAGCGTAATATATTCCAGTAGATTCTTCATCTTTTGTAAATACAATGTTACCAATCGTATTTTCTAAAATATCAGGAATTGGTGCTCCAGTTGTTCTTTGAGTCAATAAAGCTGCATATACTTTATAAATCGTAGTGCCAAAATTTGACATTTCAAATTGCGCTTGATCTCCATTTGAATCACTACCAAATAACCTATCACCAGCTTCAGGCGTTTTAACTGCGTAATTATTTACTTTCATCTCCCTTGTCCTTTATATGTTTTTTTATAATTCTTACTAGATTTAGACTTAGACGTTTTAGTTTTAGAATGAACGCCAGGTCTTGAAACCTTTGGGCTAGCTAAAAATGATGATGCGTCTTTTTGCTTTTTCATATCACAAAGTTACAAATTTTTAAGCATCTCAATTACACGAGGACATGGATACATGTCAGACTTGTCCTTACGTACAGAATTATGAGTATAGATACCATCCTCACCCTTCATTGCTCTCTTACATAGATCCCAAATATCATCGTCATAATCTTTTGATATGTCATACGTCTCACATAGATACACAACTAACTGACGCAAGCTCTCAATCTGCTTGTCAGTGTACTTGTGCCAATGGTAGTGCCCTTTAAATGGTTTGTCAAGTTTAGTAACTTCACTTATATCCATTGGCCTACCAACATAGTTATAAAACTTACCACCTTTCTCTGTCAAAGGCCCCCAGTTACATACCTCAATACCAACTGAAAACTTATCTAGCGGCTTATAAGGAACACCAACATTTGAGAATGCGGCATTCTTTAATCCCAAGTGATAAGACCACTCCCTAGATGAGAAGCACTGAACAATAGTACCATTCGCACCAATTATAAATGCAGTAGCAACCCTTTCTTTTGTTCCGTCCCAATATCTTGCAACAGCAACAGGATCACCGCTACCAGCAGTGTGGTGTAAATAAATCTGATTCTTTGGAGTTTCCTCTTGGAAATATTGAGTAGTTTTCAATCTACTCTGAACTATTTTTGTTATATCTAACTTCATGCTAATTTTTCTGCTTCTTCTTTTGCTCTAGTTATAAACTCTCTTAGAGATTTTAATATATTCTTGCCAGTAACTGACTCATAACTCTCATTTATTGATTTTACCTCAACAGCAACACAGAAGAATGCTACCATCTTTGTCATTACAAGGTCAATAGATATGAATTTAGCTATTAAATCAGATGCTATGTACTTCTCTATCAAAAATGAAAATAAGATAGCTCCTGAGTAAAGTAATGACTTACTTATAACGTGTGATAATCTTCTGCTTCTAATGGACTTCCATCCGCTTTTCTTTACGCTACGCCAAATACCGAATCCAGTATCTAACATGATTGCCAATATGGCAATATATACCATAGGCTTAACTGGTGAAATAACTGCTAAAAACGATGTAGCTAAGAGTGTTAAGTTTGCTTTCAAAATAAGTAAAATTTTATAATTCTGTATGTAACATATATCACTAACAAAATTAATAAAATTCCTATAATATTATTTAGCAAGGTTTTATACCAAGGAGTCTTTTCATATATCTTAATAGGGATCTTTCTGTAGACCACTCTCTCTATAGGTTTCTCGATATATATAGTGTCACATTTACCGCTGATATATACCTTATCTTTCACTCTCCATACCTTTACTTTAATACGATCCTTGTATAATGTAATCGTATCATAAAGCTTGTAAGCATCAACAACTGTATCAATCTCAACCTCTGGGACTGTTATGCGAATTGTATCACGTATAGTATCCTTCACTATAAGCGTGTCACTAGTTAAAAGATATGGATACTTCTTAACTAACCTATTAAACCTTCGTTGAGGTGTGCAAGCTGCTAAAGCAAATAAAAATATTATTAAATATTTCATTCAAAAGGTGGTGGTGTTGGTTTTGGTTCAAAAGGACTTAATGGTATATCTAATAAATAAGCGTATTGAGTTGGTGCAATGTCCGCTTCATCTTGCTCACTTAAAAATAAAAAATATACATCGTTAATATCTTGAACGAAATTAAAAAATGTATCAGCATCAAAGAATACACCTTGTAAATCTTCCGCTGTTTGGTTTGTTACTATTCTACCTTCCATTATATGTAACGTGTTTTTTGATTATTATAATTATTAAGTATTTGCGTAGCACTTAAATTTGTTGTATAAGCCTGTATTTGTGGCATTCTACCATTTAAATAACCACTAAATCCATTTGCTAAAAATGTAGTTGCAGCAGTGTTAGCTCCTGTTCCACCAACATAAGTAGTTATTTCCTCAATGCCATTAGTGTAAAACTTAACTGTTGTTCCGTCGTAAGTTATTGCTAAATTATACCATGTATTTGTTGTTATTGTTTGAGTAATTTGATACCCACCATTAACATACCAACGTATTGTAGTAGGGTTTTGTCTTTGTAGCAATAACCAAGGATTTGCCGAACTTGTTCCATCTGCCATTTGGAAAACTCCTACACTCGATTGAGAGCCACTTATATATACCCAAAATTGAATAGTCCATTTTCCAGTTACATTAGCTAAAGCGTTTTTACTTAATGGAATTGATACATAATCATCAACCCCATCATATACTAAAACACCTCCATTTGATGTGCTATAAGCAACACCGCCATTTAAAGTTCCATTATATCCATTTGAACTACTTATGTCAGTCCAAACTGTACCAGTTCCAGGATATGACAATGAATTACCAGCATCTAAATTTAATATTTGATTTTCAATCATTTCCCTTCCTAAAGTTGTTTGAAATGCTTGTACTGCTGTGTAAAAGTTAGCTGCTTCGGTGTCAGTTAAACCGTCTCCTATTGAGGCAAAGGCACATTGTTTATTTGAGTAAAAATCTACGCTATTAGGAAGTACTTTTCTGGCACCTAAATAAATATTTCCGTTTGGTAAATTATTGGTGTCATTAACAGTTATTGTATTTTGAGAAGCACCATTAAAATATAACTCTCTATCATTGCTACTTCTTTTTGTACCTAACCAAAAACCACGAGCATCTGTTGTTGTTGTAAATGCGCCGCCTCCAGTACTTCCAGCATAGTAATTAGATGCTGTTCTTATTTGATTATAAATTGAGCTACCGTCAAATACACCTATTTCAACTTGTGAACCAACTGTGAGTGTTCTTGAATAATAAGATAGATGATTTGTAGTATTGACAACTGTTTGTGCATTTAAAAAAGTATCAGCATAAGCATTTAATGGTGTCATTCCATTTGCTGAATGAGTCCACCCAGTTGCAAAAGTCAAGTTATAAGTACCTGGAGTCTTAAGATTGACAGCATGGCTAGAAGCCGTTCCCCCAACTATTGGGTATATAGCTTTGAACTTTGTCCAAATGTTATACCCTTTTAAGTCAGTTACCAAAGTATTAATGGCACTTTTTTGAGTGTTATCAGTTATTCCAGCAGCATCAATAAATGCTTGTGCATCTGGATCTGATACATATATTGAATAATAAGTGTTAATTTCTGTTTGAATTCCAGCTCTATCAGAGGCTCTATTAGTTGTGTAAATAATAGCTTCTTGTATTGTACCATTAAAATATGTATGAGTTAATTGACTATTATCATTTGCAATTGCTCTTACTATTAAATTATTTCTTCCAGCTGTACCAGTCACTAATGTACCATTTATAGCTTGACCTGCTGCTGTAGATGAACCATAAGCAAATTGTAAGTATTGAGTATTAATTACAGCCGAACCAGCTGCGCCCAATATTTCAAGTGATGCATTATTCTCATAATAAAATGAAGATCGACCAATCCTTGCGCCTAAACCAGCATCTTGAACAGAACCTGAACTATATGCTGTAATGGTTGTTGAACCATCCCAAGGACTTCCCCCACTACTAATTACATCATATTTATTAACTGAAATCAAAGTTAAACCAGTTGAACCAGTTATTTGTGTAAATCCTAATCTATCATTTGTACCATCAAAATCTAATGAAACCTTACCATTTGTTGTAATTAAACTTCCACTTGAAACTATTTGTGGCTGTGCTGTTGCAGTTGCATTGGTAGCGTTTCTCGCATTTCCTGATTGGTCATACCACGTTGTAACAAAACCATTTCCAGCCCCACAAAATGTAAGCAAAGAAGCTGTATCTAAAACATTATTAACAAAACCAATATCTTGTACTGCATCATCAATTGACCTTCTTACTTGAATACAATTACCTGTGTACGCAGAACGAAGTTTGCGTAATGAATAAGCTGCTGCTGCACCTGAATAAGTGTCAAGTAATAAAGATCCAACAGGTGCTTTCGGCATTAAAGAAATTAGACTGTAGTAGCTCATATTATACTTCTGTTGTTACACCAATTGCATCCCATCTACTATCTGTTGAATTGTAAATTAATCCAACATAAGTTGTCTTGCTTATTACTGTTGTTGTAGGCAAAGTAACTCCAATTGCTCTATATCCTCCAGCACCAGATGTCCAAGTGATTCCTCTTGCAGTGCCATCATCTTTAATTCTTATCATTAATGCTTGACCTTGAACAGGACTTCCTGTAGGAGCTGCTAATGTTAATGCTGCTGCTTGCGCTGTTATAACTACTAAATCATTAGCTGATGTAGGTGTAACTGTTGCTGAACTTGTAACTGATTGAACATTTGGAGCTGCCGATAAAGTCCCCCCTGACAAAGTTAATCCAGTTCCTACACTAATTTCTTCCATTACTCCAGTTCCAGCAGTGCTTCTACCAATTAACTTATTAGTAGCCATTGAAGTGGATATAGTAGGAGAAACTCCTCCTGAAGAAGTTATTGGTCCTGTTGCACCAACCGAAGTTACTGTTCCTACATTCCAAGTCCTATCTACTGATAAATCTTGTGTTGTTCCATTTATTGTTAAGTTTCTTGAAGTAGGTACACCACCTAATCCGCTTAATGTTTGATCGCCTGTATTTGTACCAGATAATGTTATTCCGCTGTCTTTGATTATCTTACCAGTAGTGCCATCAAAAAATGCTACATTATTGTTAGTTGAACTAGCAGGTCCAGTTACAGCCCCTACAATATTTTTCTGTATTGCATTCCAATAAGAACCAACTGTTGCTTGATTACCACTTACTGTTCCATCAGTATTACAGATAAGCATATCTCCTACCTCAACATCAATACCTGATGCGCCACCTATTTTACCAGCAACACTTACAATATACATCCATCCTGCATCAGCAGCAGGATAGTTAGGATTTGCAGAACAATCAATTACACCTTTATAAACAAGAGCGTTTGCATTTCCTAAAATATTATCAGCATAAGTCTTAACAGCATTCTGAGTAGGGTATAATGTATCGCTTGTGCCTAAAGATGTATTTGTAGATTTATTAGACACATTCTCAGGAGTATATCCTAATGCAGTTGCAATAGTTTTATTCTTCCATAGTTGAGTTGAACTCTCATAGATTAATGCGTCATTATTTGCCAATGTAGCTGGGTTAATGTACACGTTATGAAGCTCGTCAAGCTCCCATCCGTTCATTATCTTAACGTAAATCTTACCATTGTTAACGTGAGCATACTCAACATATCCTATTATGACAATATGACCTGTTGCACCTGTTGGCTTAACTTTAGTAATAGCACCTGGTATTGTTGGTGATAAATATAACACATCACCATCAGCCCAAGTTTCACCTTGCAAACTTCCAGTTGTGTTTATATTTTCAATCTGACCAACTGTCATTATAAATCCTTCTTGATTTGTAGGTATCGTCTCAATAACAAGACCTAACGTGTCAGCTGAATTGTTGTCATTATTAGCTTGAGCATAAGCAACAGCCAATCTTTGACCTTGAGCACCTGATACTTTAACAACAGGATATGTAGCCTTTGTTAGTGTCGTATTCGGAGTAACCTTATTAACTATTCTTGCTACTAAGTCAACACCGTTCTTCAGTATAACTGAACCACCTTTTAAGGTAGTTTCTGAACTTCCTAATGTATTATTCCATCTAGTAGTTCCTACTGCTGCTGTACCTGTTGGTAATACGTCTAAAGTTAATTGACCAGCCTTTAATTCGTATTCACCTAAATCAACATTTGTAGTAGCTCCTGTGTAGGGTACTCTATTTCCAACTAACTCAGCTCCAGTTATCTTTTTGCTTACATACGTAAGTCCACTAACTTCACTAACTTCAAGCAAATCAGTAGCTGCTACATTGGCCGCTTTTGCAGGTAATTGACTTATTTTTATTTGTGCCATCTTATTATTCTATTTCTCTGTAATCACCATTTTCAGTAACTCTGTAATCACCATTCTCTGTAACTCTTAAAAAAAAGTTAACAAGGCTTTTACCAACTCCTTTTATAACATTATTTATTGCTATCTGTATCATATTACCATATTGCTACAATATTGTCAGCATCAGTTCCAGTATCAAAAACTCTAATAACTTGCACTGGAAACCATGTACCATCTTGTACATTAAAAAATGTTACGTCATCACCAGCCTCTGTCAATACTCTAATATCACCTCCAGTACCAATGTAAAGAACGCAAGGCCATACTTGATTCTCTTGACCTCCAACGAAATAGATATTGTTAGTATCACTAGGTGTAACAGCTTGTGCTCTGTGCCCTTGTAATTTTAAATTTGCCATTATTAACTTTTTTTAGTGCTTTTACCATTTGCTCCATTACGACCTCTATTAGTCGATGGATTTTCTTTTACAAATTTACCATTTTTTTTCTTACTCATGTCAGGGCCGCCCTTTCCATACAAATCAGCCTCTCTTCTTACCTTCACGTGTTCAGCTCTGTACTTCTTTCGCTCAGGAGTAGCGTTCAACTCTCTCTGATATTCACGCCTCTTCTCAGCAGCCTTTGGATTCTCTGCGTAGTATTTTGATGTCTTACTGTTTCCCATATCTTGATGTTTTCTTAGCTATCTTCTTAGGCTGCGGAACAACCGATCCTACACCACCACCCTCACGTTTTGCTCTTGTGGTAGCTGCGTACTCTGCGTTACTTAACGCTGAAATCGCCTTCTTAGGTAAGTACCTTTCACCAGTCTCCTTGCTCGGCTTACCACTTTTCGTGCCCCACTCTTGCTTTGTCCATTTGGACAGGCTGTTGTCAGAGGACTTCTTGCCTGAGTATTTACCACCTGCCTCTTTATACTTAGCGACAGCCAATTGTGCCTTCCTAGCTGACCACTGGCCTGCGTCACCACCCTTTGTGCCTGACTTAACGCTAGACACAATGCGACTCCATAAAGCTGGATTGGATTTTTTAGCGGTTTGCATTTTTAGATAATTTTATACCTTTCTCTATGTTTCTTTCAGTTCTTTTGTTTACTCTTTCAGATACTATAGGATTGGTTAATTCTCTGTTTGATTTTTCTTTATACTTCCAATTTTTACCTCTTGAAACTAATTTTGTTTTTTCTCTAAATCCTTGTAATTCTGGATTGCTTTTATATTCTTCAAGTTCTTTATATGTTGAACTATGACTTTTTCGCTTATAAAACTTACCTGTCTTTTCACTAACGCTTACACCATGATATAAAGACTTATTTAATTCTGGCTCATAAGTTTCATAAAACATAGGATTTTCTTTATTCTGAGCTTCATTAAAATCTTTTGGTTTTCCAGAATCTTTCCAATACCTCTTCATCGCATATTCTTTCTCATTAGTTTGAGATAGATTAGGAGGTAATGATTCTTTAAAATTTTTATATCTCTTCTTACCAAAGAAGTCTATATCATTATTCTTGAATGGTATTTTATCGTAATTATTCATAACTAGCTTCCTTTAATCCATTTCTTACTAGGTGATGCTGTTTTAGATGGACTCCACTTAACCTTGTCAGCCCAATATGCAGCAGACATCTTACCCTTATCGATATTCTTTGCGTGACGGCTCTTGAAAGCCTCACGTTGGCCGACTGTCTGGTTGGTCTTTACACCTTGCTGACCAAAACGTATCGTCTTAATCTGATCACCTTCCTTAGCCACAACAATATGACTCTTGGTCGGATGACTAGGAGTTCGCTTGGGCTTATTAAATCCCTCAACACCAGCTCGTTCTAATCGAGAGTCTTTCATTTCATCTTTTTAACTGCTGGAGTCTTCTTCTTACCGTACTCTTTCAAACGCTCTTGCATTGATTCAGATTTCTCATGCTTAGCTTTTGCCATCTTTGATGGATAAACCTCTTTGGTTTTCTTTTCTACGATCTTTTTCATAATTTTGTTTTTACAAATATAATAAAATGATTCCTAAAGTTAAAAAGAAATTAAGGCCAAGAAAAGAAAAGACATACGACAGAAGATTCACAGAGTATGACTTCTTGAAGAACTGGACTATTATAAGAAAGTGGGCTATAATCAATTACGAACTCAAGTCACTTGCAGAGCTAGAAACAATACTGTTCTTGTACTCAGAGAAACTATTCACACGTACTCAATTTAAAGAGCACTCAAATTACATGTCTTGGGATAAGAACAGATTCAATAAACTGCTTAAAGAAGGTTGGATTTATATTTGGAGACACAGAAGTACTCACGAGACACACCTATACGAAGTGTCGTTTAAAGGAAAGAAGATGGTGAACACCATCTATAAAAAATTGCTAGGGCTAGAACCTATCCCTGAATCACCAAGGAGAAATAAGGTATTTAAAAATAACGCACCATTCTCTCATAAGACGCTAGCCATAGCAATTAAAAAACATAATCAAGAACTTAAAGAACGCAAACTACGTCCTTCTCTTGAATTACAGTAAAGCGAGTATCACCTATCAATACGTCATGACCTGCCGCCTTGTCAAAGTATACTACGCTATCCTCAGTCATGCCCTGAACTAGTGGACCTGCCTTTACAACTTTAGCTTTATGATACCTTAGCTCACGCTTGTCATCCATAGTCATTATCAGACCTAATTTATTCTCTGCCTTATCAGCTATACGCTCGATAATAATGAACTTATTTAGAACCTTCATAATCTCTTACGTTTGTTATAATAGCGTTAGTACTCATAATTGTTGTAGCAACTGATACAGCGTTCAATAGTGCGTTCTTAGTGACTTTCGTTGGATCGATGATGCCAAGCTTTATCATGTCACCGTACTGCTCTCCTTTTACGTCATACCCACATCCATGAGGCCTAGCATCTAGTATCTCGTCACTATTCTTGCCGGCATTTGTGACAATTTGCCTAAATGGTGCTTGTAACGCATCAATCATTATATCATTTGCCGCATTAGTTCTAGCTAGGTCGTAACTAGCATCCAACAACGCTACACCACCACCAGGCAATATACCATCCTCTAACGCAGCTTGAACAGCACACACAGCATCGTCAATTCTGTCCTTCTTCTCCTTCTGCTCAATGTCACTCAATGCGCCAACATAGATGACACCAACACCACCAGATAGATTTGCAATTCGCTCGTTCAAGAAGTTCTTCTCATCGTCACTTGTAGACTCTCCACGCATCTCCTTCAATTCATCAACCCTGTTACTAATAGCATCTTCTCTTGAAGCCATGTGCATGAATACCGTCATACCCTTGCTAACAATAACCTTTGACGCTCTACCCAAATGGTCTAAGTCAATTAACGATAAGTCATCACCAGTGTCCTCAGAGTAATACACACCACCTAGAGCGACAGCCAAGTCCTCCAACAAGTCTTTCTTTCTGTAACCAAATGACGGAGGCATAATGGCACATGCCTTAATCTTACCTGCCGCAACGTTCGCATTCAATGTGTTCAACGCATTCTGACCTAACTCGCCAATGATCAACAACGACTTCTGCTGCGTTACTATTGGTATTAATATACGCTCTAAGTTCTGGATGTTGTTTATCTCGTGGTCAGTTATCAAGATATATGGATTGTCTAACACACACTCTTGCTTCTTATGGTCATTGATGAATAGCCTTGAGGAATATCCCCTGTCTATCTTCATTCCCTTAATTATCTCAACATACGTTGATGTCGTCATGCTATTCTCAACTGTAACCATGTCAACCTCACTGAAAGCATCAGCAATCATCTTACCAACCTCCTTGTCGTTGTTAGCACTGATAGTAGCTACGTCAACAAGCTTCTTGCCGCTTAACTTCTTTGATTTTTTGTCAAGTTTACCAACAATGTTGTTGGTAATTTTGTTAATCTCACGAATCACCTCAGTTATATTTTCGTTTTCAGATAAGTACTTATCTGAAGCGTCAATAATAGCCTCAGCTAACACAATACTTGTCGTTGTACCATCACCTGCAACAGTAGCAGTACGCTCTGCCGCCTGACGCATCATCATTACTGCCAAATTTTCAGTCGGATCGTACAAATTGATCGACTTAGCAACAGTAACACCGTCCTTCGTAACAGTTAAACCACCAATATGCTGCTCTGATTCAATTAAGACTGTACGCCCTCTAGCTCCTAACGTACTTTTTACTGCTCCAGCTATCTTCTTGATGCCTTTCTTGAGCTTTTTTTGGCCATTATCGCCAAAATGGATCTCTTTTACTATCATTTTATTGTATTTTGTCACAAATATAGTGACAAAAAACAAAAAACCCTCCGATTGGAGGGCTTATTTTATGAATTTTTGATTTTTCTGCCAAATGTTGAGTTCCTATTGGCTGGATTGTCAGTTGATTTTCTGATTTGTTGGTCTTTACTAAACTCAGAGTACTTGCTTCCCAACTCTGAACCTCTGTAAGGATTGTTTCCAGCGTTAGGCTTCTCTACCAAAATAACCTCTTCTTTACCGCCTGGATAAACACTTCTGGCCTCAATGTTTTTGCTAGCATATTTCTCAGCTTGTTTCGTTGCCTTAATGTCTTTCCTAACATTTCTTAATTCAGATCTTAACTCAGACTTTGAAACAGCTCCACCTTTTTTAATGTCAGCTCTCAACTCTTTCTTTACACCTTTCAAGCTCTCTCTTTCTTGAGCTATGTCAGATGCTGTCATGCTAGATCTGTCAGAACCAGAAATACTAGATGGTGCTCCGTAGTATGCCTTGAATTCTTTAGCTTGCTTACCTGTCTTACCTTGGAATAATCTAGCTTTACCTTCTGTTTTATTTAATTTTGGAGTTAATGCATTATCTTTTCCAATTGCTTCAGCCTTAGCTTTTACAAATCTACCCAAGTTAACTGCTACTCCTGATAATGTTTTATTTCCTCTGCTTGTAGTTTGAGGCAATGAATATTTAGTTCTTTTTTTAATACCACCTCCTGGCTCTTCAAATGTAGCTGCTTCTTGTTCTTGCTTTGGAGAGATAGCTATTTTTTTGTTTTTAGGCTCAAGTTTTGGTTTTCTTAATTCCATCTTAGGAAGAGGTATTCTATTTACATCTATCTTATCCTCTTTCTCGTAAGCTTCTTCAACTGGTTTTGTTGGGTTATCTAACCAAGTATGATAAGCACCCTTATATCCTTGATATGATCCTCTTTCATTAGAAAAAGCACCCTTTTCAACATCTTCCTTTCCGTACCCTTTAGATACATATACTTTTGATGCTTTTAATCCAGCTTGCTCAGATGCAGCTCCACTTTCTTCTTGTTCCTTATTAAATTTCTCTAATTCAGAACCGCTTAAATATCTACCTCCTCCTTGGAAAAACGTACTCATATCCCTATTCTTTGGCTGATTAGTATAAGCTTTCATTTGCTTATTATAAGTCTCTACGTCAGACTCATACTTCTTCCTCTTAGATAAATTCCTAGCTTTTATTTCTTCATTTCTAGAAACATCGTCCCAAGTGTATTGCTTTGGTTGAGGCTCTCCTGGTCTCTTTGCAGTTACCTTTACCTCCGACTGAGCTTTTGTAGGCTCAACGCCCTTCTTCTTTGTAGGATCTTCACCCTTCCTACTTGTTCTCATTAGTGCCATGTGAATGTCAATCTTATAATTAATAAATTAAGCTGTAACTCATAGTAGTCAAACTCCTCGTCAGCATTGTAATACTCAAAACCAACCAGTAGACCAATCGGTAACAAACTCTCTACAAATATACTCATATTTTTTTCAATCGCGCCTTAGCAATTAGACCAGCCTTCTTAGTAACTGTCTCACCATTAGCCTTAGTGACAGTCTTCTTAACAACACCATCCTCGCTACTCAACGACACCTTCTTCTTTAACTCGCCAGCCTTGTTGTACTTGCTTACCGATAACTCCTTGTAGTCTTTAAATTTACCCTTATCCATTACATTCCAAGCCGATGCCTCAACATTCTTCTTGACCTTACCATCTTTCTTGATTGTAGTCTCCTTTGTAATTGACTTCTCACCCTTCGCAAAGTGAGGAGATCTTACATTCTTACCTACAGATGGATCGTAAATCATTGACCGATCTGTCACCTTAACCGTCTTTTCTCTTGGCATAATTATTTTTTGTCAAATATACTGAATTTTTGGGTAATACCCCCATTCCGCGCAAAAGTTCGCTCGGGGAAAGTGATCTGAAATTTGGGTGGGGGGTGTGCATTTTGACTTTTTGGCTAGGATTTTCTAGCTTTTTGGCTAGCCGATAGGCTGACATGCGCTCCTATCTTTCGCGCGCTCTGTCCGTCTGTCTGTCTGTCGCTATGGGCATGGCGCGCGTTAATGTTTGTCTGTCTGTCTGCCTTGCTGTCGTTATTGATACCAAACAAACAAACCTTTGTAATATAAATTCCATTATGTTAAATAGAAATTGAAACCAACCAACCAACAGAACGAACAGCTGAACGGCTAACCAATCGAACTACCTACCAAATCGCCGTTAATGTTTTGCTACGTGTTGAGCGTTCGGAAAGGTGGGGTTAAGTCTAACATACATCTAACAATCTCAAATCAATTTAACACCAATTTATTATAATATCCTTAACTATCTGTTTACTAATAACTTAACCTATTTTTATTCATGTTCGAACGTGTCGAACTACGTAGTTACACTTAGATTGATCTACGTAGTTTCACGTATTTTGCTAACCTTTCAACAAAAAACTATTGACAATCTCAATTATCTACCTACCTTTGTTATAAGCAAACGAGCTAAAGAATACAAATCCTTACTAGCAATGTTCAAGACTTAAGATGTACGATAGACGATATTAGATTGCTTAAGTAACTTCAACAAAAATTTGTTAAAAAGTTTGGAAATGTAAAAAATAGTTTAGACCTTTGTAGAAGAATAAACGTTCTTTGTTTCTTGTAAAGACTCACGATGTCAAAAAAATTGTTTCGTAGGTAAGTTCGGTTGTAGGTTATGCGATGACATAAACAAATTGAATGGAAGTAACTAACAATGTAATGATGACAAGACAAAAAATATGGTGGGAGCAGTTCAGAGATAGCCCATGCCAATAAAACAAAACAAAACTTGTGGTAGTTCGATTCTACCTATATAAATGTGGTGCAAGTTTAAATATAGCCTTGTTGAACGTAGTGAATATTTCAACAAGGCACTAACCAATAAATAAATTAGCCATGAAAACAATATTAATTGCTTTTACAATTCTCAGCGGATTAACAAGCTTTACTACACCAATCGTATGTTTTAATGACGAATACATAATGACTCACTACGAAAGTTATGTCGCTATCCTTTTCTATGGTGGTGGATTTCTCGCAATGGTATTAAGTATGATATTATCAACACAAAAAAACTAGAAATCATGAAAGAATTAATAAACAGAATCAAACACGACATCAAACAAGCTGAAATAAGAAGAGATGCGTTTGAAATAGGTACAAAAGAATACTCATTTAATCAAGCTACAATTATAGCATTAAAAACAGTTTTATTTGACATTAAAGAATTAAGGTTAACTGACGAGGATTAAGTATCCGAAACGGCTATTTATTAGCCGTCTTAACCAATTAAATTAAAAGCCATGTCAACAAAAATTTTAAAAATCGAAGGACGTTTCGAAATATGGGGATTCTTTTTAAACGGAACGTTAATTAAGACAAGAAAAGTAGTTATTCCATTTCAAAACAGATAGCCATGTTAGGGACAATAGTATATGTATCAATGCTGTATTCGGTAGGATTAGTCATTAAATTAATATCAATTAAAAAATGAAAGCTACACTAGAATTTTACTCGCTAAACTATAGCAAGTTAGTAGTAATGCATAAGCAATTTAACGATATCAACCACATGAATAATTTCATTAGTTATGTCACAAAAAAATTCAATTACACATTAAACGAAATATATCATGAAAGCAATTAACGTAAGAAAATTCTTAGATAAAAGATATCGAAGAGTAACTCAATATAGTTCAGCGAATTGGGGAGGAAATAACGTATGGAATATAGATAGTGATGGACAAACAGAGGGAAGATTCATATTTGAAGATGATGAACAGAACTTCATATTGTTAGACAGAACAGAAGAGAACGAAGAAACACAAATCGAAGATTTATTTATATACACTATTGGTAGTGGTGAAATTAAAAACTTATTAGTATGAAATTAATATTCAGAATTGGTGATACATTGCAAGTAATAAGCAAGTCAACCACAAGTAACGACAAGATAGAATCCAACAAGAAAAGAAAGATTGTTCAAACGTACACATTCAGCAGAAAACAGTACGAATTGATTGCAAACGGAACGAACGATGGTATGAAGACTTTCTTTAATAACGCTGACAAAAATTGTTTAGATTGTCCATTCAATGAATTCGGCAAATGTTATACGCACAAATTCAATCAGTATGTTGGTTTTATTAGCATGCTAAAAAGCATCGCGAAAGATCACCCAACATTCGATGACATCCCTACATTCAAGTACGATATGATTCTCCAAGCAAGACAAATGGCACAAGATACATTCGTTAGATTTGGTACATATGGTGAGCCATCATTGCATCCAATTAAAATGATTGAAGAGATGGCAAATGTAGCAGACAATTGGACTGGATATACGCACCAATGGATGCGTAATGACTTGAGTAAATTCTTCATGGCATCTACACATGACATCGATGGTGAAATTGTCGCTAGAAAGCAAGGATATAGAAGTTACATTGCTACGGAATCAAAGCTAGAAGGAATTGTAAATTGTCCCGCAAGCAAGGAAGCTGGATTCAAATCTACATGCAGTAAATGTGGATTGTGTAGTGGTACACTAGGAACGAAATCAAATAAATCTATTTACATTTTAAATCATTAACCATGAACGTAAAACACCAAGAGATTATTAACTCATTTATTAATGAGTTAAATCGCATCGAAGATTCAAGAAATCAAAACAAAGGATTCAATCTAATCAACATTGATTCATTGAACGAAAAGACAAATGAGATTCAAAGATTCAAGGAAGAAGCGATTGCAAACAAGCAAGCTTGGGATGATATTGCTAATGAAGAAGCAATTAGGTTAGTTAAATTATTCCAAGAAGATTTACCAAATGCATGTGTGCAAAAATATGGAAAGGATACTGGGCATTATGACTTGCCATCCTTAATGATAAGAAGGAATGAGAATTCATCCAAACACTATCAAGATTGCGTAAGTATAGAAGTTAAAATTTTAACCGAAACAATTAGAGATTCGTTTGGTAATCCTTATTCAAAAGGTCTTAGTTTAGCATATAGATTTAACTATGACAGAAATGAATTCAATACCATTGAAGAATTAGTTAAGGACAGTACATTTTTAGAATCAATTAGAACACGTGTACTATGAAAGCACAAACATACCTACCACTATTCAGTGGTTTCTACAATTCGCATTGGGATGATATTGATTTCTATGATGAGTTAGATCTATTCAATATTCCAAGCGACATGACAATAGATGACTTTGTAGATTGGGATAAGTATCACAATCATATCGCTAAGGAAATGTGTAATGAAGTACAGTATCTCTTATCAGATTTTGTATCAGACATTAAATTCGAAAAGATAGTCAGTCCAAGGTACTACAACTTTGAGAATGACTCAATAGATTGCGAGATTGATTTCAATGAAGAAAAGGTAATGGAATACTTAAACGAAAATCAATATGCATTTTCAGTCTATATAAGAGAGCGATACACATCAAGAGATGGATTCATATCAAGCTACGAGAATAATGCATCAGAATGGCTACATGAATGGCAGAATGATAGTCACAAAGTAGGATCAATCCTACAGTTCATTTGTGCGAACGAAGGATTCGAAGAGCCATGGGATTTAAATGATACTCATATCTCATTATTTTATAACCAACAAATATATCAATATGAAAGAGAAAATTCTAGCAACTAACGGAAGATTCTTCTCTGTATCCTTCGTGAAGAAGGATGGCACTGAAAGAAGAATGGTAGCACGACTGGGCGTAAAGAAGAACATCAAAGGAGTTGGACTGAAGTTCAACCCATCTGACCACAACTTAATGGTTGTGTACGATGTTCATAAGCGAGCATACAGAATGATTAACCTATTAACAATTTTTAAATTCAAATAGCCATGAGAACAATAAACTTTGAAACAGAAATGGGTAGCGGACAAATTGAGTATACTCATAGAGATGACACATTCAAAAATGATACGTTTGAAATTTACGTACATGAGACTTACAGACCATACACCGAGGAAGATGTAATATACGACATTGAAAGAAACATTTATAAATACATATAGCCGTGAGAGACGATGATGAAATAAACGACCTAATAAAAGAGTGGTTGGACTGGAATTAAAAAAAAAAGAAATCATGACAATAGCAGAAGCAAAACAAGTACTACGAGATAACGGTTATTTTGTAGACAACCTATGGCACATTCACGATGTGTATAACGTCGCTGATGGCAACATACAGAAAGACCAAGCAATGCAAGTGTTAAGCATGGCGTTGACGAATGAAGCTACCATGGAACAAATATGGCAAGCAATAAAAATGGCAACCGAAATATTAACCGAATAAAAATAAATAACCATGACTAGATACGATGCAACAATCAAATGGTTGGACAATGGAAACATTGAAGATGTAATCATTAAGGTAGGAGATATTGAGGAAGATGACGATGATATATTCTTCTACCTGGAATCAGAGGAAGAAATAGAGCACTACAAACAAGAAGGAGTACATGACTGGGTGATACTTGAAGTATTACTTTAAGTATGTTATGTTTATATCTCACAATCAACAAGTTATGTTAAGCGATGTTGATTTAGTGGTAAGGAAGTTTTTTATAACTTATTGATTTACAGCGAGAAACATGAAAAAAATGTCAAAGTGTCAACTTAATACATACACTATCGGAATATATTTTATAGAGGGGGTGGGGAGATTTACTATACTACCCCCTTACTCTTTTCTATATATATTTATTTTTTTCTCTTAGATATAAATAGTAGTTCCTTAAAATTAACATAACTAACTAATAATCAATAAATTAAAAAACATTTAGATAACATTTTTCAACACTATTTGGAAAAATCAACACTAATTAATATATTTGTACTTCCTCACAAACATATTAAAAACATTTACAATCCCTTTGTAATGATATAGGAGTGAGGAACTATTGATTTGCGAGGGGATTTTTGTATTATGAAGGAATGTAAAAAGTGCGGTCAATTGACAGACCGCTATTATTCAAAGAAGCACAAGAAGTGCGTAGACTGTTTTAACATAGTAACCAAAAGAAAGGTAAAGGACGAATTCAAGCCAATAGTTCGGAGAGGTAGGTATGAAACATTAAAGTTCATATTATCCAACCCGAAGGATGAGATGGCAATTAATGAATTGTTAGGTTGTCATCACAAAAAAATAAGAAATCATATTGAGAAGCAGTTTCAGAGGGGAATGACATGGGATAATCATGGATCATGGCATATTGATCATATAAGACCGTTTAGTTCGGCAAAAACGATGAGAGAATTAAAGATGTTATTCAGATGGCAAAACATCCAGCCATTGTGGGCTGAGGTAAATTTGAGAAAGGGTAAAGATTCAATAGGTCAATCAAAGATTGATGAGATTAACAAAAAGATGTCAGACAGATATGACTCTCATCTTGAGAGATTATCAAGTGATATAGTAAAGACCAAGACAATCAAGCAAATGTTTGAAACGTTAAGTGATTTTGGAGTAGTAAGCATGAGTGATTTAGAGAAGTATGCAGGTAGCATAGGTTACGATAGAGAAGGTGATTTATTTATTAAAAAAAGGAAGTTATGAAAGCAATAATTAACCCGATCACAAGATCGGTACAACTAGAGAAGGACAAGGAGATCGTTGACATATTCTTCGAAGACTTGGACGAGTGGCAGGAAGTTGAGATAGGTGGGAAGATATTAGACGTACACTTTGACTACATGCCGAGGGACAACTTTGGCAGTCAGCGTGACTGGTTGCATGGGATACTGAGGGCGTTTGACAAGTCGAGCGAGTTTGAGGAGGATTTAATTGAGCACATAACATTGGAGCTATGAAACAGACAGCAGTAGAATGGTTCGCAAAAGAACTAAATAAATGGAGAATAAAAGAGTTTGGATTAAATGCCGTAATTGGAATACCAACTGAAGTATTTGAACAAGCCAAACAATTAGAAAAGCAACAAATCATCCAGGCGCACGAGGATGCGTACATGGACTGTGGATTTGAGTACAGCGCATCGGACTGCGCTAATAATTATTATAAAGAGAGATATGATAAAATATGAAGTAAGTTTAAACGGTAAGCATTTCGTTATATCGTTAGACAAGAAGGAACTAAAAAAAGATTACGCGGTATTATGTAAGACGTATGACATGGCAGGTATGTATGACATTAAGCCAAGCATCTTGAAGTATGTAAGGTACAGGATACATAGTATATTAATGAATCATTTAACAGTAGAATTATGATAACAATTTTCATTTGCTCGTTCGTTGCATCGGGCGTAACGCTAGGTCTACTAATGAGATCATCGTATAAGCACTACGAGAAGGAGAGAGAAGAGAAGTTTCAACGACTAATTAAAAAGCCATGAGAACAGCAATTATAGTAGCATTAGCTATACCTTTAACATTAACATTAATACTTATATCATGACACTAGACTTAGTAGACAACATATTGGATAGGTTGACTGACTTACCTGACGATATACAGAAGAGTTCATTACAGAACGCAAAGGTCATCATGGAGAACTGGGTGGAGATAAGCGAGTCATTAACCAACAGAGCGATTGAGCGCGAGTTCTATGAGCTCTGTGCAATACTTAGGGACATATGAAAGTAGGAGATAAAGTAATTGCGTTAAGCAATTCACCTGACGACAACTGTCAGTTCAGGCGCAAGGGAAGTGTATACATGGTAAACTCAATAACGTACTGTGTTATGTGCATGAAGACATTGATCAACATCGGTCAGCGTTCACAGCACAAGGGTGTTATATGTAAGTGTGGGATGTTGATGGATACAGGTGGATTTATGTGGACACCGAAGGATGAGTTTGTCTTGCTTGCTGACAAGCAGGATGCAATCGACAAGGCTGTTGATTGTGAGGACTACGAGTTCGCAGCTAAACTTAGAGACTTATAGTTATGGAAAAGATGTATAGAAAATTACCGAGTGGTCGATATCAGTATATCGGTTACTCAAGCATACCTGACATA